TTAAATTTTATTCACTTTCGTAAAATGCTGCGGGTACGGATCCTCTGCAACAGGGATTTTTAAATCAAGAGGCACGCCTTTAAATTCTGCTTTCAATAATAAATAATCTTTATATATGATCGCTTTAGGAAAAAGATTTCCCATTACCTGCGCTCTCTCAGCGGGAGTAAGTTCAGTCTCAAAGCCTTCAGCAATTTCTAACAACTCATAAATGTAATCATGGCTGGATTCGCTCTTTTTCAACATTTCAAGTTTGGCTTTTTGTTGATCATTTTGCTTTGTGATGACCGCAAGTTCGTCTTCAATTTCGGTCTGTTTCTTTATCAGAGCTTCTTTCTTAAGTCTCCCGTCCAATAACAAATCTAACAATTTATCCAATTTTGATTGCATCGAATTAATCGTTTTTTCGTTTTTAACCAGCTGCTTTTGTATAAAATTTATTTCACTTTTATCATTGCCCGCGTCCATATAGTTCTTGGCGAGGTCTTTGTTTGTCAAAATATCCTTAATCGCTTTTATGATATTACCCTCTATACGGACCGTGTTAATGGAAATGTCGCAGATGGTTTCATCCTTTAATTTCAACTTACGCCCATGTTTTAGATAGTACCGCGGGGTTTCTCTGGTACCGTGCATGGCTAAATGGATTTTTCGTCCGCATTCTCCGCAGGTGATGATTGTACGTCTCAAAATATGGAGATTATCGCGTTGACGACTCGTGGCCTTGTATTGTTCTCCTCTTTTTATTCTTTCTTCTTGTAGCTTTTCCCATGTTTCCTTAGTTCGAAGGGCAGGGTACATATCTTCAACCTTGATGGTTTCACCAGTAGCGAAGGTTTTTTCCATGACTCCGTGATAGGCTTTGGTGGTTAAGCGTGTACAAATTAAATGCTCATTCCATAGATTCCCTGTAGGTGTTTTGCAAATTCCATTTAGCATATTGGCGATAGTGACCATTCCGATTTGTTTATTCAAATACAAATCATCAATAAAAGGGATGACCCAGCTCCAATTGTCATCAAGCTTATAAGCACCTTCTCTTTTATCGTAATAATACTCGAAGGGTGCTTTTCCCCAGCCCTTACCTTCGCGCATACGCTGCCTTTTCCCACGCATCATACTTCGTACAACAGACTTCTTTTGGCGCCTAGCAATAAGGTTCTTTATATCACTGATAAACTCTTCATCTTCATTTGCCAGGTCCACGATGTGTCCGGGCTCAGCAATTTTGACTTTATTTTCTCGTAGAGTATCTTTTAAGTACTCCCACGCTATGGTATCTAGCCTTGAAAGTCGATCCTGCTCAACAACAAGAACTACATCAATCCTTCCTTCTTCTACAACGTCTAGTAGCGCATTAAGCCCTTTTTTATCTAGTTTCCCTCCGGTATCCACATCGATAAATTCATCAATGATCTTCCACCCCTGTGATAAGGCGTACTTACGTAATTCGGTTGTTTGCGCACCAAGACTAAACTTGGTCTCCTGTAGTTTAGTAGAAACCCTTTTATAAATAGCACATTTCATTGTAATTCACCTCGAATGTATGTTCCGTTTTAAAACGAAAAATTAAAAAAGGAGTTCTTCCATTTCCTTTTCTTGTTCAATTTCTTTTTTTTCAGTTTTCCAATCTTTAAGCAATCCCTGTTGAAAAAAAGTTGATTCATTGCCACACTTTACGCAATACCTTGCGTCTCCATCCAGTTTTGTTTCACAACTTTCCTCCCAATAATTTAAACCTGTATTTCCGGTAACATATGTCGGGGCGCATTTATTAACAAGAGTAACGCCGCAAATTTTACAATTTTCACCTTCGTAATTAAGGTGCTCATTTTCACAACACGGGCAGATAATCGCTCTGCTAGAATCATCTAATAGGTACCCTTTATAAATCATCTGATCTACTCCTTTTCTATTTACTAATGCCCCATATCCACAAACAGGGCAAAAATCTGCATCACTTTCAACAAAATGATGTGAACATATCAAGCATTGTTTTGCGTAAAGGCCTGCCTCTATAAATTGTCTAAAATGTTCACGCTGAAATCTTATAAAAGGGGATAATAATTGTCTATAATCCATAATTAAAGATTTTAGGCGGACCGTTGCTGCAGCCTGTGATAGTCCAAAATGATCAGCAACGTCGATACTAGTCTTTAGATCAAGCGCTTTTACAACCATTACAGGGGCCAGAGTATTTCTGGCAAATGCGTTTGCTTCGTTCTCTAATACCTTGTACTTTTTATCGGTTAATTCGCTTCGCGTTAATACGGTCTCATCAAAATCGACCAAGTGATTCATATAAATGTGGCCAATTTCATGCATCAAAGTGAATTTAATTCTACCTTGATTTTGGATGGTGTCATTATACGCTATGGTATAGTTCGTTCCATCGAAGATGGTGTAACCGTCCTCACTCTGGAAGGCAGCAATAATGTCCTCAATCCAAGCTCCTTGTTCATCAGCAATTTCAGAATAGGTTAGTAATCCCCATTTATTATTTTTAATTATTTGAAAAGGATCCACCGGAAAGGAAGTGATGTTTTCTTGAAGGAATAAATTATTCACTTTAATCATTACTCTGTCGTATCTAGCAGTGCGAGGGAAGATCATTCATCTTTCGCCTTCTTCCCTCTTTCACTCATTTGCTTGATAATTCCTTTTAAAAGCTCTTTGTCAGTGGGTAAAATGGTTTTCCAATCCCTGGCTAACGTCCTGACCTCAGGAGGTAGCTCTTCGACTTCATTGGAAGAGGTAGAGCCGTCCTCGAGATAACCAGCTACTTTTAACAATTCGTCATAATCATAGAGGTACGCCTTAGCCAGTCGTCTTAAAGTATCGGGAGAAGGGTTGATAGGGTTGTTACTTCCTCTTCTAAACCCTTTTTCTATGTCCGCAATATAAGAATGGCTAAGACCAGTTATTTCAGCAACTTCTCTTAACGATCTATCTCCTCTAAGGTCCTTCAATAATCTACTTAGTTCGCTCATATTATATTCCCCTTGTATGCTTTATATTACATATTGTAAAACATAAATTACAAATATAAAAATAATTTTTATAATATTTTAGTCGAACATGGTTGACAATAAGTTCGACAAGGTGTACAATCAAAAATGTAAGATATGTACGACAGATTGTGAGGTGATTTAAGTAATGGAAAACAGAGTTAAATTTTTACGTCGAAGCGAAAAGTTTGACCTTACCCAACAGCAATTAGCAGACGCTTTAGGTGTATCTAGGCACACGATTATATCCATTGAAAACGGCGGCAACACAACGGCTGAATTGATGTTAAAAATAGCTAATTTTTTTGAAGAGGACCCTAGGAATATTTTTTTTATCCCTGTTGTCGAACAAAGTTTACAAACGAACAATCAAAAAACATTTACAGGTTAGTTTCCCCAATTCAAATCAGAAATAGAAACAACTTTAAGAGGAGAGGAAAAAATGAAAGAACTTAAAGTTATTGAACAAAACGGAGTAAGAGTCTTAACAACTCAACAATTAGCTGAATCATTTGGAGCTACTCCAGATAAAATCAGTTACAACTTCAATTACAACCAAATCCGATATAAAGAAAGTAAACATTATTTTTTGTTAACGGATGAGGATTTAAAAGCTTTTAAAGAAGCGAATCGTGAATTTCAAGGTACGTTAAACAAACTCTATCTCTGGACTGAAAAAGGTGCATGGCTCCATGCTAAGTCTCTAAATACTGATCAAGCTTGGGAAGCTTATGAAAAGTTGGTGGATGAATACTACCTCATTGCTAATAAACATAGGTTACCGACATCGTACAAAGAGGCTCTTATAGAATTATTAGGCCGGTTAGAAGAAAACGAAAAATTGACCACTGAAAATCTTGTTCTTAATCAACAAGTACATGAACTCAAGCCAAAAGCTTCTTACTATGACATGGTCCTTCAAAATAAGTCTTTATTATCAGTTTCTAAAATCGCAAAGGATTACGGTCTGAGTGCTATTTCATTGAACAAAAAGCTCCATGATTTAGGTGTTCAATTCAAACAAGGCGATATTTGGTTACTTTATGCGAAGTACCAGGATAAAGGTTACACCCAAACAACCACCCATGTTATTGATGCAGACCTATCAAGGGTCAGTACGAAATGGACACAAAAAGGCAGGTTGTTCATTTACGACTTACTAAAGAATGAATGTATTTTGCCCTTAATAGAACAAGATCTCCCTGAAATCGTGTAATTCATAAGGAGGATTTAGATGAACGAACTTCCTATAGACCTGGAGTTTCTACAAAAAAGAAAGATGATTCCAATCAAAATTGCAGAGCTTTCTTACAAAGATGAAGAAGCTGCCATTAAGTATTTACGGATTTGGGGCGAAAAGAAGATGGCCATAACGGTTTTATTCGATGAATTAACAGTAGCGCTTAACCAATAAAATTTAGTAAAAAGGGGCGAAGTAAGTGGATGGTTTATATCTAGCAAGCAATATTGGACCACTGAAAACAATAGGTAATGGAAAAGCTTTTATTGCTATCAATGATTTATTAAATACTGATCGTTTTGAAAATGTGGAGTTGGTTGCCTATTCCATTGAAGGGAATGACGGTCGAATCATAAGAATTGAATGTTTATTAAAGAAAGAAGGATTGTATGGTCCTACAATTTACTTTCGAAATTTCGAATTTTATAAATCACGATGCAGACTCGAAGATAGCTTAAAACTCACTGCAGATTACGGGGTGGGATTTGGTGACTATGACCTACAAAATTTTATCAAACTTCGTGATTTTTATTTCCAAAACAAAGAAGTACCGGCAGAAGTATAAAGAGGATTCTTTCCTCTAATTTTTTACCTAAGTTGCAGAAATTGGTGCACGAAAAAAGTTCTAAACGAAAGGAGTTCGGCATATGGGATTCATTTCAACAGGAATCATATTTTTCGTAGGCTTGGGCGTTATGTACTTCTTGTTTTGGGTGCTTGGGTTACTGCCTGAAGGAGGTGAAAACGTTGAAGGAAATAGAAAATCCGATGGTCATCGACAGCCTCTGGCGAGACCGAGAAAAAGAGCCTGAAGTGATCGATGAGTGCTTAGGTTGCCTGGAAGATATCGTAGCAGGTGAGGATGTTTATAAGTTTGTCAGTGTCACGGGTGAAACGGTAAGGGTGCATCAAAACTCGGAATGCTGTCAGCAATATATCGGGGCTTTGGCTGTTTGTGAAATCGCTGGAGACCACTGAGAGGAGGTGAGGCAATGGTATCCGCATTCGAAAAAGTGTATGGCCCCAATTATCAAGAGGAAAAAGAACAAACATTGAAAGAGCTGAGAGCCCTATTACTTACTTATACAGCGTCGCGTAAAAGGGCAAGAGCCTATATTAAAAACGCCATCCGGTTCATTGAACAAGAATAAGCTCATGCGCCAACATGAGCCCAGTAAAACATTCATCTATCGTCATTATATCACGTTTGTGGAAATTAAAACCCAATAGGAGGATTTAAATGAATATCACAGTTGAAATTAAAGCACCTGAAATTGCAAACGCCATTTTAGTACTAGCCGCAGCACTATCAGGTAATCAAACCCTAAATCTTAACGGGAAAGAGGTTGCCGTAGCTTCAACGCCAGAACCTGCACAGCAGCATGTGCCTGTTACTCAAGCAACACCTGAGCAGGCCACAAATGTCGTACCGTTTCAACAGCAGCCGGCACCCACTGCAGTTCCAACTGCACCGATGCAACAACCTGTACAACAAGCACCAGTTCAGCAAGCTCAAGCAGTACCGACATCTGCGCCAACCTACACCATGGATCAGTTAGCTGTAGCCGCTACTCAATTAATGGATGCTGGTCGTCAACCTGAGTTATTAGCGCTTTTACAGTCGTTTGGTGTTCCATCGCTTATGGCACTACCTAAAGAACAATACGGAGCGTTTGCAACAAGTCTGCGTGGAATGGGAGCGAATATCTGATGGATATCGTAATGAGCAGAGTTACAGCCGCCCAAATAGCTAAAATTTGTCACAACGTCAATAAAGCATACTGCGAAAGTCAAAATGACTTTTCTCAATCCGATTGGGCTGATGCACCAGAATGGCAAAAATCAAGTGCCATTAACGGTGTCAAATTCCATTTAGAAAACGATGTATCACCTGAAATGTCTCATGAGAATTGGTTAAAGCAAAAGTTAGAAGAGGGTTGGGTATTCGGTAAAGAAAAAAATTCAGAATTAAAAACTCATCCGTGTATTAAAAGATATGACGAATTGCCAAAATTTCAACGGGCAAAAGATTCTCTTTTTAAGGCAGTGGTTGATTCCTTTAAGGAGGGAACCGTATGAGTGCAGAAATCGCACACGCCGAACGGGCTCATGCAGTCCTCTCTGCAAGTGCCTCTAGCAGGTGGCTTAATTGCACCCCGAGTGTACGTCTGGAGGAACAGTTTCCTGAATCTACTTCCGTGTTTGCTGAGGAGGGCACACTCGCACACGAAATTGCTGAGTTGAAACTACGTAAACAATTTGTGGAGCCAATGAGCGCACGAACATTTAACACCCGCTTAAACAAAATGAAAAAACACGAGTTATATCAAGAGGAAATGTTAAAACACACGGATACCTATGTTGAGTACTTGCAGGGTATCACGATTGGATTATCGGTGCAGCCTTATGTCGCAGTGGAAAAGCGGATCAATTACAGTGCGTATGCTCCTGACGGATTTGGAACGGTGGACTGTATCATCATTGGCGGCGACACTCTTTTCGTGAACGATTTCAAGTACGGCAAGGGCGTACCAGTAAGCGCAGAAAACAATTCACAAATGAAGCTTTATGCACTGGGTGCTTTTCTTGAATACGGTTTTCTGTACCCGATCACTAAAATTCAAATGGCCATCATCCAGCCGAGACTCAATAGTATTTCCGAGTTTGTTCTTTCCCTAGACGAGCTGTTAGCCTGGGGGGAAACCATCAAACCTATTGCTCAAAAAGCGTTTGATGGTGAGGGGGATTACACTCCCGGAGATCACTGTAAGTTTTGTCGTGCCAAAGCACAGTGCCGAGCTCGTGCTGAACAATTCTCTGCTCTCGAGGATTTCAAGCATTTAAAACCGCCTCTAATTAGCAATGAGGAAGTAGGACAGATATTAGAAAAAGCCGAACAGCTCGATGCCTGGGTGAAAGCACTGAAAGAATATGCTCTAGCAGAGGTCCTAAAAGGGAAAGAAGTTCCTGGCTGGAAAGCCGTTGAAGGTCGTGGTTCGAGAAGCTATGTGAACCAAGATGCAGCCTTTGGCTATCTCAAGGAGAACGGCATTGACGAAGCAATGCTATTTGAGAGAGTACCTCTTACCGTTTCAAAGATTGAAAAGGTGCTTAAGAAAGCCGAATTTAGAAGCTTACTGGAAGAGCCAGGGCATGTCGTAAAGTCTGCGGGGAAACCGACATTAGCACCTGTGGGAGATAAACGAAAGTCCATTACTCCTGATGCAGCGAGTGACTTTGGAGAGGAAGTGAGCGCTAGTGGGTGAAGCAGCAGAAATGGTATTAGAAGGTATGCTTTGTGAAGAGTGTGGGGATTTTATCGACGGCGAAGAGCCTGGGTATCCTCGCAAGTGTGAGAGCTGTGAATAATAGCGATAAAATTATCGATTTGCGAAATGAGAGAGATGAAATCCGCAAAAAATTGCCGTCAATTACTAATTACGAAGTCCGTAGAAAGTTGAACGGAAGACTCTTAATCCTATCTAGTGAGATTCAACAAATAATTAATAAGGGAGAAATGAAAAAATGACAAATCTTAATCCTACTCGAGTTGTAACAGGAGAAGTGCGTTTTAGCTACTGCAATCTATTAAAACCTCGTGCAAGTCAACAAGGCGGCGAGGAAAAGTACAGTGTCACCATTCTTCTTCCTAAATCAGATGTAGCCACAAAACAACGCATTGATGCTGCCATCGCATCTGCCATTGAAATCGGAAGAACAAAATGGAACGGAGTTGTGCCTCCGATGCTTTCTATTCCAGTCCATGACGGAGACGGGGTAAAACCCTCTGACGGTATGCCATTCGGCGAAGAGTGCAAAGGTCATTGGGTTTTCAGTGCTTCAACTAAAGTGGATCAGCCTCCTAAAGTAGTTGACGCCAACTTGAACCCAATTATCAATCCGACAGAAGTTTATAGCGGTATGTACGGAAAGATCGCGGTAAACTTCCACCCTTATGCGAACGCGGGTAAAAAAGGAATTGGATGCTATATTAGCACAAATGTTCAAAAGACTCGTGACGGTGAACCGTTAGGCTCTTCTGCACCAGATGCAGCAAGCGACTTTGGCGGAGCTCCTCAACAGGGATTCGGACAACAGCCACAATATGGACAGCAACCAACTTATGGACAACCGCAATACCAACAAGCACCACCCCAATATCAGCAGCCACAGCCGCAAATTGTAATGCCTGGTAACATGCAGCCTCAACCCAGTTACGGACAACCTGCATTGCAATATGATCCAATCACTGGTGCTCCAATTACGGGCGGCGTGTATGGGCTATGATCGAAACTCTAAATATTGATATCGAAACCTTTTCTAGCATCGACATTAGAAAGGCGGGACTCTACAAATACGTAGAGTCTCCGGACTTTCAAATCCTACTATTCGCTTACTCCATCAACGGTGCTCCAACCAAAATTATTGACTTAGCACAAGGTGAAATTATTCCACCCGAAATCGTTTACTACTTGGGAAATCCCATAGTGTTAAAAAAAGCCTACAATGCCGCGTTTGAGTGGTATTGCATCAGCAAGCACTTGGGCTGGGAACCGAAAGCGTGGATAAGTCATTGGAGATGCACCATGTTTAAGGGGTTATATTGCGGCTACACTGCTGGATTAGGTCCAACGGCTATTGCACTAGGATTGCCACAAGATAAAAGAAAAATGAGCGTGGGCAGCTCTCTCATAAAGCTTTTTTGCACTCCGACCAAGCCGAGCAAAAAGAATGGTGAGCGGACTAGAACTTTACCACATCACGAGCCCGAGAAATGGGAAGTGTTTAAAGATTACTGTATTCAAGACGTTGAGGTTGAAAAAGCAATCGATGAAAAACTCATAAACTTTCCTGTTCCAGAGTCTGAGCAAAAACTTTGGGAGCTGGATCAACGGATTAACGCTTACGGAGTGGCGGTAGATTTGGATTTAATCAATGGCGCTCTTCATGCAGATGATTTAAGCACAGCGACATTAACCTTGGAGGCCGCGGCCATCACAAAGCTATCTAATCCTAATAGTGCTCAGCAGTTAACAAAGTGGTTGGCTGAAAAAGGCATTGAAACGGAGAATCTTCAAAAAGAAACCGTGTCCAACCTTATCAAGGAAACAGATGGAGAAGTTAAACGGGTTTTAGAAATAAGGCAAGAACTTTCTAAAACAAGCGTTAAAAAGTACCAAGCGATGAAAGCGGCCGTTTGCGAAGACGGGCGAGTAAGAGGACTCCTTCAATTTTACGGGGCGAACCGAACAGGAAGATGGGCGGGCAGGCTTGTCCAAGTTCAGAATCTTCCAAGAAATCATATGGAAACCTTAGATCTTGCTCGGCAACTCGTTCAGGAAAAAAAGACAAAAGCGCTTCGTTACATCTACGGAAACGTGCCCGATACCCTATCTCAATTAATCCGTACCGCGTTTATTCCAAGTAAGGGTCATGTTCTAAGGGTAGCGGATTTCTCGGCCATCGAGGCACGTGTGATTGCATGGTTAGCGGGCGAACAATGGCGGTTAGATGTTTTCAACACTCACGGAAAGATATATGAAGCTTCTGCCTCACAAATGTTTGGCGTACCGATTGAACTAATCAAAAAGGGTAATCCCGAATACGACTTACGGCAAAAAGGAAAAGTGGCGGAGCTTGCTCTTGGGTACCAAGGCGGTCCTGGAGCACTTATGGCGATGGGAGCGCTTAATATGGGGCTCAATGAAGAAGAATTGCCAGACATTGTACGACGTTGGAGATCCGCAAATAAACGAATACAGGATTTATGGTACAGCATAGAAAACGCTACCTTATCGGTTATGCGGACGGGACAACCTGTGGGTGTTAAAGGATTAATCATTGCCCGAGAGAGCGATATCCAAAACGGTTTAGATTTCCTTACCATCACTCTTCCGAGCGGTAGAAAGCTTTTCTACGTCAAACCGTTTTTATCGGTTAACGATTTCGACAAAGAAGCGGTTCATTATTACGGGATCAACCAAACGACGAAAAAGTGGGAAAAAGTGTCCTCATACGGCGGAAAGTTTACCGAGAATATTGTCCAGGCTATTGCTCGGGATTGCTTAGCCGAGACCCTGGTTCGATTAGATGTTGCTGGCATACAAACAGTTATGCATGTTCACGATGAAGCCGTACTGGATGTACCAATCGGTAAAGGCTCCGTTGAGGAAGTGGAACAACTTATGGGACAACCTATCAGCTGGGCACCTGGCTTGCCGTTAAAGGCTGCTGGATTTGAAGCTTATTATTATCAGAAAGATTAAGGGAGGTTTTGATAATGTGGGGAAATGAAACAGTTAGAGGTTATTGTTGTGAATGCGGTCGGGTTATTTTGATCGATGAAGGATATGTAAAGAGAGGGACCGGTTTCGGCTCAAGATATTATTGTGAAGAATGTTATGAAAAGTTAAAGAAAGATCCTGATAGATGTCCACCTAGAAGTTTTAAAGAAGATAAATTCGCCTAGTACACAATCCTACCTAATAGCAAATTAAAGAAGGTGTAATCATGCTGATATCTTATGAAGTATTCATGAAACACGCGGAAAAAGTTTGTAAAAATCCTGTGAGCGCCGTGCGCCCTATCCTTAGCGGTGTGAAACATGCGGAAAATGGTGACTTACTTTGCACGGATAGTCATCGGTTGTATGTAGCAAAAGGTGTTCATGATCGGACTGATGGAGCGGTACTAACTCCAGCAGGGAAAAACGTAGACGGTAACTTTCCTGATGTCTCCAGGCTTATTCCCGACTCGTCTTATGCGAAACAATCTTTAGAGATTGAAGTAAGTGAACTGTTCAGAGCAGCGGATATGATTGCCAGTATTGGCAGCATCACAGAAAAGGAAGTGAAATCGGACAAGCCTCCAGCTTTGGAATTCAAGGAAGACATTATTCGATATAACAATTTTCAATGCCAAATCAATTACTCGTTTTATCCACTACGTTTTGAAGAATACATTTGCGCCAATGCGATTTACCTCTTAGAAGCTATGAAGCTATTAAAAGCCGCCGGATGCCAGATCGTGACACTCAACTTCTATGGCAAAATGCGGCCGTTTACATTAACTAACGAGGATGAAAGCTTACTAGTTTTGATACTACCCATTCGAAAATATTAGTGAGAAGAGGTAAGAGCATGTGGACATTTTTTGCTGGGGTGGCGGTAGGTGAGGTCGTGACATTGCTTTTGGTTTACATGGGGCACAATTGGTACTTGATGAGAAATGGAGGAAGATAAAATGCTTACGATTGTTAGTGGCGGTATTGAAAAAGTAAAAGCCGAAATGAAGCAGCAGGCCAAATGGAAAGGTGATGAAATTAAAAGTGTAAAAAACCAAATTAAGTCCTGGAAAGAGGCAGAGAAAAAAGCAGCTAAGGAAGAAGAACGGAAAGTAAACGATTATCCGAAGGAACTGGACCACAAGCTTAAGGATCTCGAGTTTATGAGAGAAAAATATTCATCTGGTGCTGTACCCGCGCGTGTGGGCGATATCGTTATCAACTTTGCCGTTTATCTAAAAGCAATACCTAAACTAAAAGGTTGCAAGATTTATCCGGAAGAGATTCACGGGCATGAATTAATAATCCTCTATACGGATAAAGAATCTAAAGGCAGGATTCATCTTTATGACATTTCAAAGCTTTATAGCGAGCTTAAGAATATCCCCTTAGCGGAGATCCAAGCTAATGGCTAGTCATCGCAAACGCCAGCGGAAATGGATGCTGCTGTTTCGGTTTGAAGGTGAACAGGCTGTGCACTTGTACGAACCTCTCGGAAAATGTGAGTTGAATAGTCGTTTGCGTGCAGGTTGGAAATTAATAGATTAAGTGGGTGAGAGAGTGAATGTTTACGACTTTTATATAACACCCGATGAATATGAGACAGCAAAGGAAAACGGAGTCAGCCCTAAATTATTAGAAATACGAGTAAGGCGTCTCGCCTGGAATAAGGAGAGAGCGATTCAAACACCTCCTCATGCGAAGAAAAGCATAAAGGATTGGGTGGAAATGGCTGAAAGCAACGGCATTTGCTATAGCACCTTACGGTATAGAATCAACCGGCTAGGATGGGAGCCTGAACGTGCAGCCACTCAACCTTTGCAGGATAGAGCATGTATGGCGAAATACGCCAGTGAATGCAGCCGGAAGTATGCCGCATCTTATCAAAGGCTAGCGGAGAAAAACGGCATCCCTGAACGGACATATCACCGCCGGATGAAAAATGGCTGGGACCCTCAAGTAGCGGCAACTCGTGCGCCAATGACCTCATCGGAAATAGGATTACTAACAAAGGAAAAAAGGCATTTTAAGCGATTATTTCTGAAAAAGAAAGGAGCTGTAGCAAATGGATAAATACGCAATGGAGACTCTTCCCTTGATAGAGAATCTTATCAATAAGCCTAGCCATTATCACAAAAATGAAATTGATGTGCACGGTTATTTAGAAAAACACTTTCCGAAAAAGCCGAACGCCACTGTAGCCGAAGGATTTCATATCGGCAACGTTATTAAATACGTGAGTCGATACAAAGAAAAGGACGGCTTAAGGGACCTGGAAAAAGCAATGGATAATTTAAATCTGTTAATTCAGTTAGAGAAGAAAAGGAGAGAAGAACTTGGGGATTCTGTATCGGACGTGTAAAGCAATTATGCGACGGAATTACATCCAAGATTTACTCGAGATGGGATTTACTGAAAATAAGCAAGGTGTCAGCGTTTATAACATGAAGGATGAAGAGCTTAGGCATGAGTTAGCCCTAGCCACTTTTCGGAAGAAAGAAATTGAGAACGACAAAAATTCATGGTTCTAGGAGGAAAACAGTAATGAGTTTAGCTATTCGATTGAAAATCCAATCTGCCGATACCACGGCTAACCTTTCCTTAAGTTCCGCAGATCAGAAAGATATGGACCAGGTGATTAACTTTTTAGCCTCTTTGTTTCAAGTAGAGAATAAAGCAGCTAAGCTTCCAGAGGCTCTTACTTTAAAAATTGACGGAAAAGAACTAGTCAAAGCAACTAAAAAGCTTCCAATCATCGCCTCTAGCAGAACAGAAATGGTGTCCGTAGGGGACAAGCTTCAGGAAGCCTTAAACAAGAAAGCAGAAGAGCCTGAGTTTTTTAGAACGGGAATTAAAGTCGATGAAGATGGGACCAAACGATATAAGTGCCGATATTCATGCAATTGTGGTAAAAAAGCCAATCATTACGTTTGGCTAAAAACGGAAGAAGTACATTGCCATGAGTGCGAACAGCCCTTGAAGGTTTCATTAGCTTCTGGCGAAGTAGATGCAACGGGTACGCCTGTTAGAGACGAATACGGAAACTATTATACAGCAAGTAACTAGTAAGGAGGATAACAATGGATATAGCGAAACTGTTCCAACTGCAGAAAGAATTGGACGAACATATTGAAAAGGAACACCCGCGCGAAGAGGGTGAAAGTCGTCTTTCCTATAAAGTCCTGGCACTACTAGTGGAAGTGGGAGAATTAGCCAATGAGGTAAGATTCTTTAAATTTTGGAGTACCAATCGCCGCCCCCGGACAGAGGCAGTACGAGTGCCGGCGATGATGGAAGAGGACAAGGAATATTACAATCCTGTATTAGAAGAATATGCGGACGGCTGGCATTTTATTCTCTCCCTTGGTTTAGAGCTTGGGGTAAAAGAAATCGAGATATCTTCCTATAAAAGTGAGAACCTCGAAGATCAATTTATTGGATTATACAACGTCATCACCCTACTGGCTATAGGGTTTCGCCATAAATACAACGATGTAGTTTCTGCCTATATGGGACTTGGGGAAATGCTAGGGTTTACGCCGGAGGAGATAGAAACTGCGTATCTGATTAAAAACGATATTAATCATAAACGCCAGGAGGCGAATTACTAATGGACGATGCGACAATGATTCGAAATTGGAAATTCAGCACCACTCGTTTTGATCTAACTCCTCTCATTAACCTAGCCATTGATAAGCAAGATGAAGAATGGTTTTACACCTTGTCTGGACGGATGAACTATTACAGGAGCTGTGGATACCATGAGTAAGCTGCAGGAAATAAAGAATAAAGTCCTTCAAATTAAAGACCATTATGCCAATGTTGATTATGTTGAAGGTGACAGCCTTTTAACCGAGTTATTTGAAGCAGGCGAGGTCGATTGGTTAATTCAAACTGTTGAAAGCTTTCATCCAACTGCATCGAAAAAACCAAGTTATATGGACCTGGACGATTAGAAATGAAATGTTTGAAATGTAAAAGCAATCAAGTGTCTACCCTCGATAGTCGCTCTCTCGAGAAAGGGAATTCTATCCGGAGAAGAAGGATCTGCAATGTTTGTGGCCAACGATGGTCCACCTATGAATTGCCAAAAACAATGGTGGACTTTTACGAAGAGCAAATGGAAAGGTTGTTCGAATTAGAACAGTTCCAAATGGCGTCTAGTGTTTATAAAGGCGGCAGTGGAAAGGCAAAAGGGACAGCCTGGACAAAAAGTGAAACCGATCGATTAATTGCTATGTACTTTGAACAACAGCCTTTGAGGGAAATTGCAGAAGCGTTGAGTCGAAGCTATATGAGTATCAATAAACGGCTTTGTTATTTACGTAAAAACGGTAAATTAAAAATTTCATAATCAAACTAGAAAGGATGATAAAAATGAAAAATACCTTGGGTGATTTAAATAACCATTTGTTTGCACAGCTTGAACGGCTGAGCGATGAAGATTTAAATGGTGAAGCATTGGCGGAAGAAATCGATCGTGCAAAAGCTGTGACGAGTATCGCAAATCAGATCATTTCGAACGGATCGTTAGTGCTTCAGGCTCAAAGATTCCACACCGAATACAAATCAAAAGACCTTCAAAAACCCAAGATGCTGGAGGGATAATGAGTGGCTCATAAATATACTAAGGAACAGTTTGAATTTATTCGAGAGGTAGCTCCAGGTAAGTACAACATGGAAATTGCCGATCTGTTCAATGCTAAGTTTGGAACTAGCGTCACAGAAGGCCAAATTAAAAGCTTTAAAGCAAATCACAAAATTAGAAGCAACGTCCCAAAAAGAAGGGCAACAGACAATGACGGGCTCTTTACAAAAGACCAAAAAGCCTTCATTAAAAAGAATGTACAAGGGGTATCGAATCTCAAATTAACAGATATGGTCAATCAAAAGTTTGGTCTCTCCATTACAGCTAAGCAAATGAAGACCTGGAAGAGTAATCGTGGACTATCCAGTGGTTTAAAAGGTTCTGAAGGTACTGACCCACCAAATAAAGGCTCAAAAGGACTATATAATGTTGGTGGTAACCGTACATCATTCAAAAAAGGACAAAAACCATTTAATTTTAAACCGATTGGATCGGAGAGGATTGATCAGGACGGTTACATTTTAATTAAAATATCGGATGTCGGTCCCTGGCATAAAAGATGGCGCCATAAACACAGGGTGTTATGGGAAGAAGTTATTGGGCCTGTACCGAGAGGTCACTGCCTTATATTTTTAGATACTAACAGGCAAAATTTGAATTTGGGGAATCTGCAGCTGATTACTCAAAAGCAGCTTCAGCTATTGAATAAGAAACACTTAATTTCGGACAACCCGGAGCTCACGAAAACAGGTTTAATCATATCTGACATTTACAGCAAAATCGGAGAACAGAAGAAAAAGACCAAAAGGGCTTAAACATAGATTAACCTATCAAACTATCACTCAATTAGACTATCCCATCAAACTTTAGGAGTAGTGCTTATGGATGAGACGGATTACTTGGCAATTACAGATAAGTTCTCCAATGTAACTATGCAAAACAAACAATTGCGCCGGGCTAATATTAATAAGGATAAAACTATTCGTCATCTTAGAAGAGTAATTAAGAGTTTAAAAGAAGAAGCAGCCAAAGAACGAAAATCGCATTATAAAAACGGCAGAAGGGGTTCGAAATTTAACGGATAGGGTGTGAGCGTATGAAAAAGACAGATAATCTACTGTTTTGTGATAGCTGCAGCATGCCTCAACTTATCCCGAGTTACATCTTGCAGACCTACATCGCGATTGGGGTTAGCGGGATTTATTGCAAAAATTGTAATAAGCGAATCGCAGTGCCTGAGTATTTAAGAAAGATTGCAGGTGAGTTATAACCGTGAGAGATTACTTGAACTCGATTGAGAAAAACCAATTCATGGTTCTTCAGTCGATTGTGCAGCTGATGGACGGCTTGCGAAATGCAGGAGTAGATGGACCAAAGATTACTTCTATGTTGGAAGAGTGGACGAAACGGGGCAATATAACCAAAGCCGAACATAAGAACCTCAAAACATCTGAGACCTTTTTACGAAAGTTTCTGGCCTCGGTTTATGAGCGATTAAGCCCGAAAGAGCAGGAGTTAATTAAGAAAAAAGTAATGAAGTTTGATTTTAAATTAGTTGATGATTTCACCCTCAAGCAAGTGCACAGGGACATAAAAGATAAGATGAACAATGCGGTTGTACCTCGCCAGCAGTTTTATGACTGGTGTATGGAAATTATGAATGTGAAATGTAACGGGTGCACAAAGGACTGGAATACCTGTGATCTACATCAAGTGTTAGATAACAACTTTATCCCAGAAAGCGGTTTTGATTGTAAAAATTGCAAGTATGCTTACAACTTAAATGAAGGGAGGAAAGCAAAATGATAAACATTGAACATTTAAATGCTGTAGGAGAGATTACTGAAATGATCTAAAAAGGTACGCAAGGCGAAGAAGAATTGAGTAGGAGGAGAAAAATTATGTTAAGAGGTAAAACGGCAATTGTTACTGGTGGCGGGAGTGGATTAGGGGAAGCCACCTGCAAATTATTCGCAGAACACGAAGCAAATGTGGTTATAGCTGATTTTAATTTTGAAGCAGCCATCAGGGTACATTCAGAACTTTATCAACTTGGTTATGATTCCATTCCAATTAAGGTTGATGTCTCAGACCGAGAATCAGTGGATGCTATGGTTAAGGATGTAATTAATTCATATGGCAAGATTGATATTTTAGTAAACAATGCAGGGATTACCATGGATAGCACACTAGTAAAAATGACTCAAGCTCAATGGGATCAAGTGATTGCCGTCAACCAAACAGGAGTATTTAATTGCACGCAGGCAGTCGTTAAATCCATGTTGGAACAAAAAGCAGGTCGGATTATTAATACGTCAAGTATAGTTGGGCGTTTTGGAAATTTTGGACAAACCAATTATGCAGCAACTAAAGCGGCGGTAATAGCCATGACTCAAACGTGGGCGAAAGAGTTAGGCAGGAAGGGAATTACGATTAATGCAGTAGCTCCAGGGTTTATTCGCACTCCTATGACTGCAGCCATGCCTCCAGAAGTGTTAGAAAAGATGGCGAAAATGGTTCCTGTTCAGCGTTTAGGTGCCCCTGAAGATATTTCGAATACCTACCTATTTTTGGCTAGTGACATGGGCAAATATGTTAATGGTGCGGTTATTGCCGTTGATGGCGGACTGGTGATATGAATACTTGACCTAAAGTACGAAGTTATAACTAAAAAGCTAGGAAACTCCTAACTATATTCTTAAACTTCAAGAAACATTGCTTAATTTATTATTATTAGGAAAATGCTTCATATGTAAATTTAATAAGGTATCTAACTCTTGGCTACATTTTAATGTTTCAGGGCTATTGATACCAGTACTTTTAGCAAGTTTAATCATTTTATATTTCATTAAATCTATCTGTTTCAACATAAATGATTCATACAAAACTTTATTCATAATAGTTAAATTCTCCTAGTAAATAATCTTTGTAAAAAACACACAAAAGTAATTATAGGGAAATTTACTCATAATAAAAATAGTTTCGACAAAATTTGTCAAAAAAAGACAAAAGGTTAATAGTGCACATTACGATGAAAATACGCTTTATCTAATTATTTCATTTTACCGATGGAATATATTGCGGTAGCAGAGGTTTTGACCAATGGGGCAAATAGAAAATGCCGATTTCCTTAATAAACCAAGGAGAAATCAGCATTTTCTGTGGCGTATACCGCCATATCTAATTAATTATTTTAGCGACCTGGTTCTTCCCCTTTTAAAAAAGAGAAGAACCGGGCCGCGCATCGTATTATTTTTTTGTGGGTTTGTTAATCCTTAATAATTACTTGGGTTTTTTAAATATCTTTTTAAGCTCTTGTCTTGCTAAATATAACCTGAATAGAAAATCCAAAACCGTAATTATGCACATGAATAAATACATTGGGCATTATCTCCTTAAGAAACAATGCGCGGACTTCCATTTACAGCTTATTGCCGGTTTATACTAAATATTCCATATTAGTAAAATGTCCTTAGTTGATTTTGAACCTCAGTGTGTCTTGATTTAAGGGCATCAAAATCTAAAGCATCGTTATGCATTGTTGCCCATTTTTGAAAATCTCTAGTAGATTCTTTACAAATCATGTTATAAAGCCCATTTCTATATTTGATTTCTTCTGGGAACGGAAGATATCGGTTTAGAGTAATAACTAAATCATCAATGTACTTTATCTCGGTGGTAGACATGACGTATGTTCCTTTAACATTATCGGGATATCTGTTTTGATAATGCTTTTTAAGATTCTTGATGTCCCGACGAAATCGATGCAAATCAAAGTTATATAGTCTGATTACTTTGTCTAGTATTCTATCGATATGGTGAGAATACCCTCTTAGATCGGCATTGTTGTCATTTATTAAGATAAGAGATTTTAAGAATTTTTCTACAGATTGGGCTGCAAGAACTAAACCAGGGAAAAATCCATTAATTAATAAACACCTTGCAGAAATATATTCTTCAGAAGCTTGGTCCAGTAAAAATATAATGCTCTTGTTTTCTCTTTCGAATTCTTGAACCTGAAAAATGCTTAATTTTTTTGAGGTCAATTGAATCACTCCGTTTGTATATAATTTTAGTTTAAAAATACCAAAAAAGTTTAGTAACAACAAATTTAAAAATGAGATCGTGAGAAATGTTCCAAAATGCGTTGAAGTTAAGAAAATTTGAAGACATAAATTAAGGTGATCAAATGAGTATGAATTACACGAGTATGCAATACGACAGACAAATAGTAATAAGTGCAGCTGGTAGTCGTAAGGCTACCCAGTGGCCCGCTCAAACCTTATTTTGGTCAGACATGGTGGAGCGTTTACGCACAGCGGTAAGAGGTACGGAAACGCTTGCAGAATATATGAAACTGCCAAAATCGCAACAGGACGAGCTTAAGGATGTTGGCGGATTTGTAGCGGGTACACTCTCAGGGGATAGGCGTAAAGCTTCGAATGTCACGGGCAGGGACATCATCACGCTTGACCTGGACAATATTCCTGCCGGTGGCACCGCAGATGTACTTCGTCGCCTCGAAGGGTTGGGATGTGCTTATGCGGTTTACAGTACGAGGAAGCATGAGGAGAGCAAGCCGCGTTTACGTGTGCTTGCCCCTTTATCTCGTACAGCATCAGCCGATGAATATGAGCCGCTGGCACGGAAATTAGCTTCCATTATTGGAATGTCCTTTGCCGATCCGACCACGTTTGAGGCGTCTCGTTTGATGTACTGGCCGAGTTGTAGCCGGGATAGTCAATACGTGTTCCAGCAGGGCGATAAGCCGTTCTTAGACACGGACGGCCTTTTAGCGACCTACGGGGATTGGAGAAATATTCAAGAGTGGCCCGAAGTTCCTGGTGCCAGTCAAACGCATGTCCGCTTAGCAGCTAAGCAAGGTAATCCATTAGAAAAGCGCGGAGTCGTCGGAGCGTTTTGCCGACAGTATGATATTCATTCAGCCATTGAAACCTTTTTACCTGGCGTCTACACGCACACAGATGATGGAAGCGGTCGTTATTCATTTGTGGGCGGTTCTACAGTAGGTGGAGCGGTTATTTATGATGATGGGCTTTTCCTTTATTCCCATCATGCGACGGATCCGTGTTCAGGAAAACTTGTAAACGCCTTTGACCTGATAAGGCTGCATAAGTATGGTGAGCAGGATGACGAAGCAAAACCTGATACGCCTGTTAATAAATTACCGTCTTATGTACAAATGGCGGCCTTCGCATTAAATGACGCGGGTGTTGCCGCCATTATGAGCCAAGAGCGATATGAGCAGGCAGTGTCCGCGCTTGACGATTTTGGGCAGCCTGCGGCGGATGTTCCTGCGACCGAAAACGATAATACTTGGAGACAGAAGCTGCAGTTCAATCCGAACACGGGAGCCCACTCCAAAACGACCGATAACATACTTATCATCCTTGAAAATGACCCAAGACTAAAAGGAAAACTGGCATTCGACGAGTTTGGAAATAGAGGGCTAGTTCTCGGTTCCTTGCCATGGGATCCACGTACAGAACGGCGCCAGTGGACGGATATCGACGATGCAGGATTGCGCCATTATATTGAGCGGGTATTTGGTATTACAGGTAAAGAAAAGATTCTGGATGCCGTTGCTTTGTGCGCCCATAAACACACGATTAATGATGTGTGTGAGTATTTAAGCGGGCTAAAGTGGGACGGAGTAAAACGACTAGACACCGCCATCATCGATTATCTAGGGGCGGTGGATTCCACCTATTTGCGTGCAGCGACTCGAAAATCTATTGTGGCGATGATTGCTAGAGCGATGGACCCCGGCTGCAAGTATGACTATATGCCGATCATTGCAGGTCCGCAGGGGTTAGGGAAAAGTACGTTTTTAAGTATCTTGGGTCAGCGCTGGTATAGTGATTCCTTGCAAACCTTTGAAGGAAAAGAAGCAAGTGAAATGATTCAAGGCGTTTGGTTGAATGAGGTCGGAGAATTAACCGGGATGACGAAATCAGAAACCAATGCCATTAAACAGTTTTTAAGTCGAAGAGAGGATATCTACCGTGTCCCTTTTGGGCGCCATACAAAGGCTTTTCCGAGGCGATGCGTGTTTTTCGGGACCACCAATGAGAGTGAATTTTTAAAAGACCGGACAGGTAATCGCCGTTTTTGGCCGATAGATGTGGGGATCCGTCAACCGACGAAAAGTGTATTTAATCAGATGGAAGAGGAAGCGCCGCAAATACTTGCTGAGGCTTTTATGTACTGGCAATTAGGGGAGCCTTTATATCTAACGGGTGACGCTTTAGAGGAATCAAAAGAGCACCAAGAAAACCACAGAGAGAGCAACGTGAAGGAAGGGATTATCCGTGAATTCATTAGTCGCCCGATACCCGTGGTGTGGGAAAAAAGGGACATCAGTGAACGACGTTTGTATTGGTCGGGCGAGTTCGGGAAGGTAGAAATGGAAACAATGGAAAGGGATCGCATTTGTGCAGCAGAAATCTGGACGGAGTGTTTTCATAATGATATCAAGTTTATCAGGCAAGCGGATACGAGGGAAATCAACAGCATCTTATCGTCCCTACCAGGCTGGGAAACCTACCGGGGAAGGTTTGGGCCCTACAGTTACCAGAGAGGTTTTGTGCGGAATAGTGCCGTTCAAGTGTCATGTTGACAGTTGACACTTCATTGTTGACAGATTTTCAAGTGTCAACAATCCATGTTGACAGATTTTCAAGTGTCAACATGAGTGTCAACAAAAGTGTCAACAGAAAAAACGTTGATATACCAAGGTTTATTACCTATTTATTATATATTGTTGACACTTTGACACTTAAATATATAAAGATATATAAATTAGGTAAATAGGTATATATGTATATGCCTAACGCGCCTAATTATATATACGTATAGGGATTTTATGAAGTGTCTGTCAACAGGGTTTTGGAGGTTTGAAAATGAGAGAGCGAGATATTGAGGGGTACCTGAGAGATCAGGTAAAAAAAATAAAAGGTATTGCTTATAAATTTGAATCCCCCGGGAACTCAGGAGTGCCAGACAGGATGGTCCTTCTACCTGGGGGCAGAGTTTATTTTGTTGAGTTAAAAGCACCCGGTAAGAAATCAAGACCCCTGCAGATTGCACAGCAACGAAAAATTGCAAACTTAGGATTTCCAGTTTTAGAGATTGATAGCAAGCAAGGCGTTGATCAATTCATCCAATTCGCCCGAGGTGAATCACTTTGACAAAGTTTGTACCCCATAACTATCAGCGATACTGCATTAACAGGGTACTTACAACACCCGCATTAGGGCTCCTACTCGATATGGGACTCGGCAAAACGGTTATCACTTTAACCGCCGTCAACGACCTAAAGTATAACCAGTTTGCCGTTAATAAAGTCCTGGTGATTGCCCCGAAGAAGGTTGCCGAGAGTACCTGGGCAAGAGAAGCAGAAAAATGGGAGCACTTGAAGCTGTTACGATTTTCTACCGTTCTCGGATCTGCCACCAAAAGAGTACGAGCTTTAAATACTCCTGCAGATATATATGTCATCAATCGGGAAAATATTCCTTGGTTGGTGGAATATTACCGAAATGCCTGGCCGTTTGACATGGTGATCGTGGACGAGTTTAGCAGTTTTAAAAATCACCAGGCAAAGAGGTTTAAATCTCTTAAATGGGTGAGGCCCCACATTAAACGGATTGTCGGGCTAACAGGTACGCCCGCACCCAACGGACTATTAGACATTTGGGCGCAAGTATACTTGTTAGACAACGGAGAGCGATTAGGCAAAACCATCGGTGGATTCCGTGAAAGGTACTTCGAACCCAATCAGAGAAATCGTGACAGAGTTTTCAACTACGCACCCAAAGTGGGGGCGGACGATGCGATTCAGCAATTGATTGGTGACATATGCGTCAGCATGAAAGCAGAGGATTACTTGGAGCTTCCGGACATCACCTATAACACCATTCCCGTTGTACTGGATAGTAAGGCTCAAAAATCCTATGACCGACTAGAATCAGAAATGCTGTTGCAGGTGGACGAGTCCACGATCGACGCAGGTTCTGCAGCCGTACTTACGAATAAATTACTGCAGCTTTGTAACGGAGCGGTTTATGACGAAAATCGAGAAATTGTCAATATCCATGACTGCAAGATGGAGGCATTTCTCGAATTGTTGGAAGGATTAAACGGAAAACCGGCTTTAGTCTTTTATAACTTCAAACACGATAAAGAGCGAATCAAAAAAGCCCTGGCGAAATCAGGTTTACGAATCAGAGGACTCGAGACAGATCAGGACCAAATCGATTGGAATAACAGACAAATCGATATTCTACTGGCGCATCCTGCTTCTGCTGCCTATGGCTTAAATCTTCAACAAGGCGGCAACCACGTGATCTGGTTCGGATTGAATTGGAGTTTAGAACTATATCAACAAGCGAATAAACGTCTGCACCGGCAGGGGCAAACAGAAAAAGTGATTATTCACCACTTGACTGTAGCTGGCGGGGTGGATGAGGATGTGGCCGCAGCATTGGAGAATAAGACGAGCACGCAAGATCAATTGATGTTTGCCTTAAAAGCAAGAATCGAACGTGTCCAGAAAGAAGGGGATCCTACGTGAAGTTAAGCGAACAACAACTTGAGGTTATTTCGAGAACAGTTATCGAATACCTGGAGCAGGAAAAGAAAAAGAAGGAAACAGAAAAGCACGATCACCGCCTGCACAATATCAAATTGCTTCTTCAAAACTACAGAGGATTAGTCATCCACTGCGAGAAGTGGAAGGAGGAGTTGATTGAAATTGAATCTACCTCCATTCAAGACTTAGACATTAGTACCATCAGCATCGAATCGATTGAGTCCATTAAAAAAAGCAAGGAAAAATCCCTTGCGATGGTCTTGTTTATCCGTAGCAAGATACAAGCCTATAAAAATTCATGCACGGATGAGGAAATGAAATGTTTTAGAGTCCTTGAAAAAAAATTTTTGGATTCGAAAAGGTACACGATAAAAGAGATCGCAAAAACAGAAAACATTGATAGGTCTACCGTACACCGATACATTGACAGGGCAATTGAGGACTTGCCCGTCCTGTTTTTTGGGATTGAAGCCATTAACTTCAAGTGAAAATCTGCGACAAATCCGCACACATTTGCGACTCTTTATGTGGTACGATGGTAGTGTGAAATAAATATAATTATGAATATTTCTTAAGGCATCCGTTATCTTAGCGGGTGCCTTTTATGTTGTAGGAGGAGCGGACATGAAATGTGATAAGTGTATCTGGGCTGATAAGCGGAGCGGCACAAAGACTTTCTGTCCGTTTCCTTCTTGCGTAATAAAGCCGAGTATGAAAGACAACATGCTGAAGGCCATGGAATCGAGAATGGCGGCACTTCAGGATCATATAAATCGTGATTATTCCGGCAGTCTAGTTGGATACAACGAAGCTTGGAGAGAAGTGAAATACTGGAAAGAAGCTATTGAACGCGGTGAATTTGATTAAATATTTGAATAGACGGTGTCTAGGAGGCGGTGAGCGGTTGAGTTATGGCCAGAGCGAGAGATCCGAACAGAGACAAGGCCCACGAGATATGGATTCAACATAACGGTGAAATAGCCAACCGGGAAATTGCCAAAATCCTAAACGTGGATGAGAAGAAAATAGCGGTATGGAAACAGCGTGATAAATGGAATGTTGTACAACAAGATATTGAAAATGTTGTACAACAAAATAAGCCAATTCGAAAAAAGGAAACTCCGAAGAAAAAAAAATCACGAGGAGTACAGAAAAATCGAAGTGGTAATCCCAATCCACAAAATCAATTTTCCGAACGGAACAGAGCTTCGTTCAAGCACGGCCTTTTTAGTCGATATATACCGAAGGAAACTCTTGAGATTATGGGTATGTTAGACAAAGCGAACCCGATTGATTTACTTTGGGATCAGATACAGATTCAATATGCGGTCATTATCCGGGCACAAGAGATTATGTTTGTTCAGGACAAAGAAGATATGACAAGAGTTCTTAAAAAACAAAAAGAATCTGATTCAGGCTGGGAAAAAGAATACGAGTTGCAGTTTGCATGGGATAAGCATGCTACTTTCATGAACGCCCAATCCAGGGCGATTGCTGAGCTCAGGTCCTCTCTTAAACAGTTTGATGATATGGCCAATGCTGATGATGAGCGTCGATTGAAGCTGGAAAGTATGCAATTGGGTGTTGAAAAAACCAAGGCGGAAATTGAGAAGATCCAAGGTAACAGAGATGGCACTGAGGATTGGATAACAGCCTTAAAAGAAGTTGCCGAGAAACGTAAGCAGGTGAAAGGAAATGAGTAAGTATCCTTACAACGTGCTGGTTGATCTAATTGACGCCTATTGGGACGATCCTGTTGCATTCGCTGAAGATATTCTTGAATTCGAACCGGATGAATGGCAAAAGAAGGTTTTGTACGACTTAGCGCATAATCGATTCGTTTCAGTCAGGTCCGGGCAAGGAGTCGGGAAGACAGGTCTCGAAGCGGTCACCGTTATTTGGTATTTATGCTGCCGGCCTAACCCTAAAGTGGTTTGTACAGCTCCTACCCGTCAACAGCTGAACGATGTCTTGTGGGCGGAGATTGCCAAATGGCTAGAGTCCTCGGTCGTGAAAAACTTTTTAAAGTGGACAAAGACCAAAGTGTATATGATTGGCAATGAAGAACGATGGTTCGCAACGGCAAGGACCGCAACGAAGCCGGAAAACATGCAAGGTTTTCACGAAGATTACATGTTGTTTGTTGTGGACGAAGCCTCTGGGGTAGACGACAAAATCATGGAAGCTATTCTTGGTACTTTATCCGGAGCAGAAAACAAACTGCTAATGTGTGGGAATCCAACCCGGACGAGCGGGGTCTTTTATGACTCTCATCACAAAGATAGAGTAGGCTATAAAACTCATAAAGTATCAAGCTGGGACTCTCCTAGAGCGAGCCAGGATAATATCGAACGGTTAATTCGGAAATACGGAGAAGAGAGCGATGTTGTTCGTGTCCGTGTATTTGGCGAATTCCCTAAGTCGGAGCCGGATGTCTTTATTGCTTTGGAATGGGCAGAAACCGCTACTGAGGGTGATATAGATCCAGCAGGCAGAGAGTTGCATATTGGAGTTGACGTGGCTCGTTACGGAGATGATGAGACCGTTATTGCACCTCGTATCGGCGGGAAGGTATTTGATTTACTCTGCTATCAGAAAAAAGGCACCACGGAAACAACGGGAAACATAATAGCGATTGCAAGGAGTTTTCATTCTCAGTTTCCAACCATTCGTCATGTTTTCGTTAAGATAGATGATGACGGTGTCGGCGGTGGCGTCACGGATCAACTAAACGAGATCATCAAACAAGAAAACTTTCCTTTCAGCCTACAAGTAATTCCCGTGGGAAATGGACGTACGGCTATGGACAATGAGCACTACGACAATCGGGGAACCGAAGTTTGGGCAGCAGTCCGGGACCACTTGAAAGAGAACCTGACAGCTTATTTACTCGGAGACCAACCAACAGTTAAATTACCAGATGACGAGAGACTTATCTCTCAATTGACTACTAGAAAATATCGTATGACTAGTAAAGGGAAGATAGCACTTGAGCGAAAAGAGGACATGAAGAAGCGCGGTTTGGATTCACCTGACCGAGCGGATGCCGTAGCCTTAGCCTTTGCGCCTAGCCAAGAAATGCTATGGTCCAATGAACGTCCAAAGGGCTGGTAAATGTATACGATATGCATCATAACTACGCAATAGTTTAATTTTACGCAATTAACTCATTTTAAAACGTTGTTAAATAAACGTTTCTGTAGCGTACAATTTTATCCGTTATCCATATGTTTATTCATTGCTGTACTATCAGCGTTTTTACGATAGATTAATCAAGTATTTCCCCAAAATGATGTATGAAAAGGTGCATAAATATGGCGAAAGTAATTAGGCTTTTCAATGATCATGAAGCAAAACAAGAGGCGTTAGTCACCCACATTGAAGAATTTCTTCAAATGGCTAAAAAGGGCGAAATAAAAAACTTCTTGGTTTCTGCTGAGAACATCGATGGCACGGTCATGACCGGCTATTGCAATCTGGATGTAGCTGAAAAACAATATATGCTTGGACACATCCAAGTAGATATCAATTATGAAATTGTCAAAGTAAATATGTGTGACCTAGTGGAATGGGTCAATGAGTAAGCCGCAAGGGCTTTTTTATTTTGTGCATAAAAGGCAGGTGAGAAAATGACCATCAAATATCTTAAACAAAAATTCCCGCCTCCACCGTTTGACGTGGAGTTAGAACAGATGCAATACTTTCGGGATTTGTATGACGGAAACCATGAAAATATCTTTCCCCGGGCACAGGAATTAGCAAAGGACTCACAACAGATTACGAAGCCGAAAATTAGCCGAGTGCGTAAGAGATATTACAAAGGCTATTCCAGTCAAAATAAAGGCCTGGCGCAATACCATTACGTTATTGTCAATTTCGCCCCGGTCATTGCGGAATTGCCCGCAGATTTAATTAATAAGGCTATCGGTAATATCTCAGCAGATACGGAATCCGAAAAAGCTCTTTTAGAATTTACTACGTCCGTGGCAAAACGATCGAAAATACAAAAAAATATCTGGGCGGCTATCGTGCAGCACCAAGTGGACGGCGGGGTTGCTTATCGGATCAGGCGCGATGAAAATGGAGCATGGTTTGAATGGAAGCCTGCGGATCTATTTTTTGAACATGAGGACGGTCTCGGGGCAGATATCGCTTGGACCGAATCAAGAGGCGATGACAAGTATCTTCGCGTAGAGCGGCAAAGGCTCGAAGAGCATCAATTGCAAATTTCACAACTGGTTTTTTCGTTTGAAGAAGAAACGGTTAATCATGAGATGGACATTCAAGAGTACGCTGCCTTATATGATTTAGTCATTCCGGAAGATCAAACGTTAAAAGCAGATGAGCTTTTGTGCGGCTACCTTGCAAACGATGAGACGCTCTTACATCAAAGAGGAAGATCAGGCCTAAGAAATATCGATGTGATTCAGGAAGAAATCAACTGGACGATTACGCGCGATTCCATTGTATTTGAAAAGCATGGAAAACCGAAGCTGGCCATTCCAAAAGCTCTTTGGGATTCGGTAGCTAAACAGAATCAGACTTATTACGGGGAGCGCTTTGTTAGAAACGCAGACCTGGAAGTGGTCAGCTATAACGAAAACAACGGGGCCGTACCGCAATACATTACCTGGGATGCTAAAACCGAACGATCATTTCAGCACGTTACCAGATTAATTGAATACATGATGGCTATCTCTAAAACATCCCCCCAAGCGGCAGGGATTAAGGAAGCGAAAGGCGATTCAGGTATTGCCTTGCTGTATCTATGGATTCAATCGGTTATTAAAGCAGAGTCGATTAAAGATAAATTCGACGCGACGATTAAAGATGCTATTCGAAAATGCGCCATCTTGGAAAACGCATTGGGCGGAGCGTCTCTTCCAGTAGCAGATCCAGTGATTGAATGGGGCGATATGCTGCCGAAAGCAGAAAGCGACCGAGACAAGGAAGAGTCGGACAAGTATGAAAAAGGTGTCCAGTCTCTGGAGACGACCGTTCGAAACATCCATCCAGATTGGTCGGAAAAAGCCATTCAAGACGAGGTCAATAAAATACTGGAAGAACAAGCGGTGGACAGCGTGTCACCTACCTACACCCAACCGCCTAAGACAACAGTTGGTGGAGGTGAATAGAAATGCTGAATACGCAAGTTACTTGCGATGATTGTAAAAAAGAATTTGAGGTTACAGAAATTCAAACGACTCGCATTGAGGACAGTATCGAAAAGAACTATTTTACGTGTCCTCATTGCCATACAGAATATCCTAGTTATTACACGAATCAGACCATCCGAATGGAGTTAGCTGATATAAAAATGTTCTTGAGAAAATTCCATTCCGCCCAATCTCTTAAGAAAAAAGAAAAAATGCACAAGAAAATATTGGTACTCCAAGATAGAATCAAAGCTCAAATGGCGGATCTAAGGGCAAAGGTTACCGCTCATGGATAAAGCAGAAAAGCTGATTCAAATGTATTCGGAAGCTAGTTTTTACTTGTTAGGGCTGATTCAATCCCTGGAAGATGGCCCAACGAAAAAACGAAAGCAGCAGCTGTTACGCCAGATTCGAGAACTCATCTCCGGTCTGTCTGAAAATGCGGCTCAAATTTCAAGAGATATTATCGAGGAGTCGTATGAGGCAGGATCTACGGAAGCGATTAAGCAACTAAAAGCCCAGGGTATAGCGAAGGAAATCATTGAGCCTACCTTAAAGACGGTTATTCATACTCGAGCGATTCAAGCGATGGTGGATGAAGTGTTTTATCGAATTCTAGAGGTCAATGACCATATGTCGTCCGATGCAAAAGAACGTATTGAGGAAGCGGTCTTCCGCGCCAATCGACGGTCATTAATCGAGGGTGTCTCCCGCAGACAAGCGACTAAAGATGCCATTGCGGAAATCAATCAAAAAGGAATTACTGGCATTATCGCTAAAAACGGAGCAGAAATTCCAGCTGAGAAATACATGGCCAATGTCGTTCAGTACCATCAGCGAAAAGCCCATGTCGAGGGTGTCATCAATCGATTGATTGAAAATAAGAAAGAGTTAGTCTATATCAACTCTTTCGGTATCACATGTGACCATTGTGCCAAATATCAGGGACGGGTTTACAGCATCACAGGCGGAGATAGCCGTTTTCCTAAATTAGATCAGCGGCCTCCTTATCACGGGCATTGCGTTCACAGCGCTTCTGCTTGGGTGGAAGAGTACCACGATGAGTTAGAGGTAAAAAAGGCGATGAAAGACTCCAATAAGCCGTTTGCTGATAGCAGGTCAGAAGCCAGTATTAAAAAGTATGAAGAGCTTCAAAAGGAAAAATCAAAGAAGAACGATGCGAGAAAACAATGGATTCGCTATAAAGCTAGAATGCCAGATTTACCAGATTTAAAAACCTTTGCCAGTCAGAAAGCCCGGAACACAAAAACGTTTCAGGGATGGATGGAAGATTACCGCAAAGTCGGGGGCGAAATTAAGAAAAGAGGCGGATAGAATGGCGAACTTTTACACTGGCGGAATTTTTAAAGGTGATAATTTAGCGGTTTTGCATCATAAAGAAACTGTTTTACCTTTGAGCGAAATTAAGAAGCTGGAAAATTTGGCGCTACTTGTAGATCCTAAAATTGTCCCCGATATAAACATCAGCAAATTAATAAATAAAAAAGGATGATGATTCGATGTCAGTTAAAGCTAAATTTAAGTGTTGTTCAAAAACAGAATTAATCGGTGGATCTGGACGAGTAGAGTTTTTCGCAGTAACAAATGGTAGCAATGAAAATAAAACATTTTGGAAGTATACGCCTAGTGGCAAAATTGAAATGCAAATTGATAACCCAGAAGCTTTTAAAATGTTTGAAGTAGGCAAAGAGTATTATGTTGATTTTGTTAATCCTGATGATTTCAAAGCGGCTGAAGCAATCACTTCTGAACCTGCTTTAAATGAACAAGACCTATTAACTATATTAGCTAAAAATAATAAGCAACTTGCCGATGCCATTGAGAAAGAAAAGGCAGCTAAAGGAAATAAATGTCCTGACCTTGAACAAGCCACTCGCAATGTGGGTGTAGAAAGTGGAGAAGCACTAATGTTGATTAAACTCATTCAATACCTGAATGGTGAAAAGAAAATTGAAGAATTAGCATAAGGCACTCAGGTTGAGTGTTTTTATTTTGTCTTTTTCACTTGCCAAGACGCTATAAAGAATGGCGAGGAATTAGCCAACAAAGGCTTAAAAAATGGAGGGTTAACATGAAATATATTCACGCACTATTATCTTCAATTTGGCTACTCTTCGCCAAGCCTCTACCTAAAAAAGAGGAATCAAAAATTCAAAAATTACCCTTAAAGCTTGACCTTCAGCTCTTTGCAGACCCGCCAGCGGACCCTCCTGCTGATCCACCGGCTGACCCGCCAGGCGATGACAAGAAGTTCAACCAAGAGGATGTCAATAAGATCGTTCAGGACAGGGTTTCTCGAGCAGAGAAGAAGGCACAAAAGGAACTGGCTAAGCAACTAGGGTTTGATTCCGTCGAGGCCATGACAGCTGCCTTAGATAAAACCAAGCCGCCGAAAAAAGTAGATGATCCAATCGATGTGGATGCTTTGCTGGAAACGAAGCTGAAAGAAGAACGTGATAAAACGTTCAAGCGCTTGGTTAATTCCGAGGTGAAGGTCCTGGCGAATGAACTCGGGTTTGCGGATTGGGAAGACGCCTTAGCTTTAGCCGATATCTCCCAGGTGAAAGAAGATGAAAAAGGAAACATTGTCGGTGTGAAGGAAGCTCTGGAAGCATTGGCCAAGAAGAAGCCTCATCTTTTGAAACAAACTCAGTCCAATAAGTTTGGAGCTACTATCCCAAATAACCAACAGAAGCAAAAAGAAACACTAGAAAGTATTAAAAAGCTTGCGGTTAATCGCGGAGCTCAACAAACCACAGCTCATAATCCGTGGGCTTAAATTTAAAGGAGGAATGATTCATGCGTTTACAACCTACGCAAAAATTTGAAGTGCAAGAAAGCTATGAAATTCTCGCTTCCTATGAAGTGATCCGAGAAGTAGTTAACGGGGTGACCATCGATTCCAGTACCGTGTCAGCTGACGGAAATGGCAAGAAAATTATCCTAAAAGGAATGCCTCTAGGAAAGCTGGCAAACGGCAAATACGGCACGTATTCATCAGGTGCTGCTGATGGTCGTCAAAACCCAACCGTTATCCTTAAGCGCACCGTAGATGTCACAGACGGGGATCATGTGGTTGGTGCTTACGAGATGGCGAAAGTGATTACTGAACGGATTCCGGTGACAGTGGATGCTACGCTTAAAGGCAAAATGCCAAATATCGTCTTTGCTTAATTTTTTATTCCAACTACCTATTTTGAAAGGATGATCTAAATGCCAGTAGAACTATTAGGGCTTGAACAAGCTCTTTCCAACGAAGAATTAATTATTTATGCGCGTAATCTTACTACACCTAACCCTTATTTACAGGATTTACTTTTCCCTGCTCGGGAGACCTCTGAGTTAACAGTGGATATTATTCGTGAAGGATCCCGTTTACCGGTTATGGCGCAAATCGCTGAACTTGGCACACAAGTGGAATATGGTAGCCGTGAGGGGATGACGGGTGACCGTATTTCCATTCCAAAAATTCAACGTGGCCGCGCCATGGACGAGAAATTAGTTCGTGTCTTGCTGCAAGGTTCTCTCCGTAGTAATGAGTATGCGGAAATTCGCCGCACACAATTAAACGATGCCGACTATGCGGTTGATGCTATTAAAGCTCGTAAAGAGTGGATTGCAATGCAAGCTGTAACAACGGGGGCTGTTACCTATTCGGAAGGCGGCGTACAGTTTACAGCTGACTTTGGGTATGCCAGCGAGCAAAAGCCTGTATTAAGTGGTACTAATTTATGGAGTGATACCGCTAACTCCAATCCGCTAAACGACATTATGGGTTGGGTAAACGCTTTTGGAGATAAGGGCATTAGCCTAGGCAGAGCCTTAACTTCTCGCCAAATTATTTCTTATTTGCTTCAAAACAAAAACATTCGCCTAGCTTATCACGGCAACCCATCGGGGGCAGCTAATCCACCGCAGTTAAACAACGAGCAGTTAAATGCGTTGCTTGCATCTTACGGATTGCCTAAGCTGGTTGCTTATGATACACAGGCGCGCACAGAGAATAAAGCTTTATCTAGCAATAAATTGTCATTTTCCAATGTTCGTATGGCCCCACAGAATCGTTTCGTTATGCTACCAGAGGGTCCACTTGGTCATTATTTATGGGCTGAGACTACAGAGGAAATGATGTCAGATATTCAAGCGGAAAAGACAGACAGCAATGGTATCTATGTTTTCCGTAAGGTGAACGAGCATCCGATTCGTGTGGAAACCATCGGGGTAAACTTAGCTTTCCCTGCATTCGGTTTGAATGATTCGGTAGTTACAGCGACAGTACTTTAATTAATAAAAATGAGCATTGGCTTTGGCTGATGCTCATTTATTTGAGGAAGGGTGAAAATAATGGATTTAATCGCAAAAGCTAATATTTTACATGATGATAAGCAGTTTGAGCCCGGTGATCTGATGAAGAAAATCAAAAAAGAAGAGGCGGAGCGGCTAATTGAGCTCGGCGCGGCTGAAGAAGATAAAAAGCAAGAAGAGAAGTAGGTGACTTATGCCTACCTTAAATGAATTGGATAAATGGATATTTGAAAATCTATTGGATCGTAAATCTTGGGAGGATTCAAAGGAACAGGATATCGCGATGAACCAGGCCGTAAGGAACCTCACACGATGGTTTCCATCAGTACAGCTGACGGCTGAATTAATAGCGTACCAAGTCGTTTGGGAGCTGCAGGGGTTGGATCCGGTACTCAAATACCAGAAACAAGGGATTAAAGCCATCAGCGAAGGCCCGGACCGTATTGATTATCAGACGAGAGATAAAGTGGCACCGGAGATTCGAGAAATTCTTGGCCAGCCCGCATATGAAATCGAAACGGTAGTCCTTGATGCAGGGAGGCTGATGTAATGTCCTTGTTTGGCTATCCAGCTACTGTTACCCACTATTCAGCTCTTTTGGATTCATGGAACCGTGTAATCGGGTACACGGATGCGCAAAAGAAAGCTAAGGTCGTGGAAGAGCAAAAAGAAATTAAAAATAGCAAAGGCGAAGAGGTCCGAAGCATTGCGGAAATCCATTTAGAAGGTCCTCAACGCATTAACACCCAAGACTATTTTTTGTATATTAATAGTTTAGGTGAAAACGTTCGTTATGATGTCATGCACATGGAAACGAAAAAAGAAATGGGCACAGACAACGTCAAGAAGGTGATTGTTTATGCCTAGTCGTAATCTTTATAGCTTTGATATTGAGGGCATCGAGTCCATGATCCTTACGTTGGAGCGAATAGAACAAGAGACCTATCAAAAGATTGAGGATACTCTTACCAAGTTGGCCGAAAAAGTTATTGAGGATGCCAAGAGATTGGCGCCCATAGATTCCGGTGATTTGGAAGCAGCACTCAATGTCGCAGAGGTAAAGAAAATGCTTCAGCGTATCTATGTAGACTTTGGGACAAGTCCTGAGGTCGATGATTATGCCCTTGTCCAACATGAGGGATTCCGAAAAACAAAAAGCGGCGGAGTGGTTCATATGTCTCCAGGCGAAAAAACAGCAAGTAAAGGACCCCATAAAGGGCATATGCCAGGGAAAAAGTTTTTGGAAAATGCCATTAAAATTAATGAGCAACTCATTATTCGTGAGCTGACAGAAGCTCTCCGATTTTAGGTGATAAGCAATGAGATCAAAGGAATTTATTGAGTTTTTAACCGCAGAAGGATTTAACGTCTTTCCTGACCCAAATTTCATACCTCAATTAAATGAGAGCCAGTTACCGGCTCTTTTTGTTTTTGGCTCGGGCGGGTTTGAAGCAGACAGAGAATTACCCATGGAGTTTCCTACCTTCCAGGTAATTGCTAAGGGCAAGAATTACAAAACGGATTTTACCCAGATGGATAAGACCGAACAGCTTTGTAAACAACTGATTCAGCAGATGCACGAGGTTGATCACCAGTTTATCGGTTCAAATTTAGTTTATTCAATCCGTTCCATGCAAAGCAACCCGATACCAATCGGTCTTGATGAACAGGACCGACCAACATTTTCAATGAATTTTCGTTTAAAAATACAACCCATTAAAGAAGGGAGCTAATATAAATGACTGGAGAAAAACGCGTAATTGATGTGCCTATTGGTCCCGCTAAAGTTGAATTTGGTGATACCACAAAAACCAATTTTGATATTACTAAAGGAGGAATTGTTTTTCGGGTTAATACCTCCAAGCAGGATGTTACTGTAGATCAATTTGGTGATACCCCCGTGAAATCAATTTTAAAAGGGCGCACGTGTCAAGCAGTAGTACCGTTTGCCTTAAATGACTTGAAAAAACTAGGAATCGTTACCCCTGATAGTAAATACGGAGAGGTCACAACGGATCCTGAAAACATCAAACAACGACTAAATGTGTACGCAAACGCAGGGTACAATTTACTCGGTGATGCAGAAGAGCTAATCATTAAACCAACTTCTCCTGGTACTACTCCAAATGATTATATTACTGTTCCACTTGCCTCTCCGATTGCGGACGTGGAGTGGACGTACAATTCCGATAACGAACGAGTCGCTAATATCACATTTGTCGGGTACCCAGATGACACCGGGCTCCTATACTTCCTTGGCGATGAGTCAGTAGTTATTTCATAGAAATAAACGTAAGAGAGTGCTTCTGGGCGCTCTCTTTTTTATTAGGAGGGTGTACTTTGTTTAATAAATTTAAGCTGAAAATGTTGAATGAAAACCAAATGTATCTTCACGAGAAAAAGGTGGATATCCCAAAATTAACTCCCGAACGTTGGAAGAAGCTGTTCGAAAAAGTAGACCTGCTTCCCGGGATTATCGTGCAAGTGTTACTTGCTCCAAAAAAAGATTTTTACTCAACTATTCTAACCGCTGTCGACATGATGATCGATGAAGTGGTTGAAGTGGTTGCGATTTTAACGGAAATCGATGCCGAGTACATAAAGAAGAATGTCGGCATTGACGAATTGATTGAATTCATTACCAAAACCGTTAAAAAGAATCAGTTAACGGGTATGGTAAAAAACCTTCAAAGCCTTCTGCCAAAGCCAAACCTGGAGGAACAGAAGGCGGACGAATCACAATAGATGAATTTTTATATAAAGCCTCTCTCCTTTTAGGCGTGCCCCAAAAGCTGTTGGAAACCCAGTTTTATATGGCGGATATCCCTCGCTTGTTGGAGGAAAAGAACAAGGAAAAACATCGTGCCGTTTTAGAACAGATTTTTATCAGGCTCGCTACCAATTCCCGGGCGCTAGAGGAATCGGAGTTTGAAAAATTCATCCAGTCCGTTACTAGGCATTCCGATGTAAAACAAGTAGACACTTTTGACCGAGATAAATTTGAAGAGCTCCGCTTTATGACGAATCAAGGGGCCAATAGAATCCAGTAGAAAGGAGGTAACGTATGACCACAGATATTGGAGAGTTAAGAGCTAGGCTTAGCCTTGAGGCTCAACAATTTAGACAAGGAATGGAGCAAACCAGGTCTCAGATGTCCCTTATAGGAAATTCGGCAAAAGATACGAATAGCCGCTTTCAAGCCTTGGGTACATCATTACAGTCCTTAGGCGTCTCGTCTAATCAAATTGAAAAAATTAATGAGCGAATAAAAAAAGCCAACCCTCAAATCCTTCAACAAATGCTAAACGATGTACGAACAGAACTTGAAGGAATTGGGATGGATAGCAGTGAAATTGAAAAAATAACAGCAGAAATCGAACGGGCAGAAAGCGGCACTATGTCGTTTGAGGAATCGTTAACTAGCATACAAACAGCGGCAGCCGCTGTAGGCGCGGGTGTAGTGGCTGCCATTGGTGTAAGTGTCAAGACGGCGCAAGAGTTTGAGGCACAGATGAGCCGTGTCAAAGCCATATCCGGTGCCACAGATGAGGAGTTTAGAGACCTTGAAAAGTCGGCACTTGATCTAGGAGCTTCTACATCTAAATCAGCATCAGAGGTAGCCATAGGCTTTGAAAATATGGCAGCCATGGGCATGAATGCGAATGACATTATTGCGTCTATGCCTGGCGTTATTGCGGCTGCTGAAGCATCTGGTTCCGATATGGCACAAACCGCAGACGTCATGGCATCTGCTCTTAATATTTTTGGACTAAAAGCAAGCGATGCCACCAAAGTAGCAGATATATTAGCTAAAACAGCTAACATTTCAGCGGCAAGCCTAACGGATATGCAATATGCACTGAAGTATGCTGGTCCTCCAGCATCAGCTTTGGGAATCAGTTTGGAAGAATTATCCGCTTCGATTGGTATTATGACGAATGCAGGTATGGGTGGAGAACAAGCCGGTACCACTTTAAGAGCGGCACTTCTTGGTCTGTTGGATCCTTCCGAGGAAAACTCCAAACGAATGGAAAAAATGGGAGTAGCCATAACGGATGCGAAGGGAAATTTTGTAGGCCTTTCCAACCTCGTGAAGAATCTTTCGGACTCGATGAAAGGTCAAACAGAAACCCAAAAGGCGGCCACTCTCTCCGCTCTAGTTGGCACAGAAGCTGTATCTGGAATGCTTTCTCTCATGAAAGCCGGACCAGACACGATTGATAAAATGACTAAATCCCTAGAAGAAAGTAATGGGGCCTCTGCAGAGGCAGCCAAAGTGATGAAGGACAATTTAGCGGGTGCTTATGATGAATTATCAGGTGCGTTAGAAACCGTGCAAATCAAGCTTGGCAAAGAATTCCTACCGTTGTTAACCGAGGTGACAAAAAAAGGCGCTGCTGTGGTAAGCTCCATCGCTGAATTAGATATGGCTACGGTAAAATCAGGCATTGCTTTTGCGGGTACAGCAGCGGGTATTGCTTTGGTGATATCTACCGTAGGTAAATTGGTGATTGCTCTTAAAGGTTTATATCTCTCTATGGGCCCAGCAGGCTGGCTTATTACCGGGTTATCCATTGTGGGGGGATTGTTTGCGGCCGCAGCTGTTAAGCAGCAAGAACTCAGCGAGGTAAGTCTGGATCACGTAGAGGCGATGCTTAAACAACACGATGCTTTGGACGATTCGATAAAATTGTACGAGGAATTACAATCAAAGTCGAAACTAACCAATGATGAGTTTGCCCGTTTTGTGGATATTAATTCCGAATTAAGCAAGACCGCTGATCCAACTATCATCGAAAAGCTCAAAAAGGAACAGGAAGCCTTAGCGAAAAAATCGGGTCTGTCGAATGATGAACTGAACAATATGGTTAAGGTTAACGGAGATTTAATCGAAAAGGTGCCCGAAGCGACGAAGAAAATCACGGATCAGGGGAACGCCATTTTAGAAAATACAAAAAAAATTAAAGAATACAATGCCGAACAACTGAAATCAGCTTATGACAAGTTAAATCTTGAAAAAATTAAGACAGAGACACAATACGTAGACTTGCTGGAAAAGGAAAAGAAATTAGTCCAGGAACGAAAAGACGAAGAGTCTAAACTCAATTCTTTAATGGGTGAGCGTGATAAGGCTCAAATCAAAGCGAATGAGGAAGAAACTAAGTTGAGAGATATGATGGCGAATTCTTCGGAGTATTCGCAAGCTGCTCTTCAAGCACAAGTTGAAAAAAACGCTTCTGCCCAAACCGGATTAGAGCTTCTACAAACGCAATTAGAAAAACAGGCCGGTTCGATTCAAAGTACCGAAACCGATTTAGAGAAAACCAGAAGCAAGATTAAAGCCCTGGAAGAAATTCGAATTAAAATGTCTCAAATTGTCCTTTCTCAGGTGGGATTGAATTCGAAAGCTGGAGAAGAGCTAAGCACAATCCACAAGGCCATCGGTAAACTGGAAGAAAAGAAAAGGAAGCTAGAAGCAACGACTCCAGCAGCTAAACGGAACACTGTGGAATATAGGGAAGCCCGAGATGCTATCCAGGAACAGATTAATAAACTTCAAACGGCAAAGCAGCAAGTAGAGGACATTATCGCTAAAGCCAAGAAAATGAACGAAGAACTTGGTAAGGATGTCTCTAAATGGGTCAAAGTTTATGTAGAAGAGCAAAATAGAATTAGTAAAAATAGGCCCAAGAGTAAAGATGATGCTTTGAGATACCATACTGGAGGGCTAGCAGGTCATAAACCTCTTAATCAACTTCATATGGGTGGACTAGCCTCACAATTCACAAGCTTGCCCAGTCATAATGAGGTAGATGTGAGGTTACTCAGGAATGAAGCTGTATTGACTGAGGCACAGCAAGCAAATTTGATGCGGATGATTGATGCTGGGTTTAATGGTGAAACCAATGAAAGTTATCAAATGGAGCCAATTTTAGCTATGTTAAATCAACAAACTAGTATTCTAGCCCAAATATTAGCAAAAGATAACAACACCTATCTAGATGGAAAAGCACTCTACACTTCTAACAAAAAGATCTCAAACGACGAAACAAATATAAGAAGTATATTCAAAGGAGGGACTAAATTTTGAGTATGCTAACTTTTAATTTTTGTGGAGTTGATGCAGTTGACGATTTAGGATTGATAGTTAATTCCATTAAGCGTCCTGTTACCCCTGAGATTACCGAAAATACTCAGGATGTCCCGGGGATGGTCGGAAAGATTTTTTTAGGGAATTCATACGGCCAAAAATTTTTTCAGATAGACATAACGCTTCTGGAAGCAAGTTCTGAAGAATTAATAGAAAAAATCAGTCAACTAACCGATCTAGTTATGACTTTCGGGGACAGAGAATACCCCATGATTTTTAGCGATAATTCCGCTTATGTCTACTATGGGCATTTCACTAGTGTAACTACTCCTGTGAGAGTTGGAAGTTCGGCCACCTGCACATTAACTTTCGCATGTAGCGACCCAAAAGGATATGGCGAATACGAAAGCCGTGATATAACCATTAATCCTTTGACCATTACGCCCAACGGTACGGCAGATTGTTATCCTATTTTTACCTGTATTCCTAAAAACGATGTAAAAAAAATTGCAGTGGCAGACGAGGAAGGCAATTACGTATTTATAGGTGCGGATGTGGACCCTGACACAGGAGATACTCCGATTGATTTAGAGCCTCTTGTCCTACACGATGAATGCAACACATTGGCGTACTGGACAACTGTCACGACTCCTACCTTCCCAGTAGAAAACGGAGTGGTGAAGGGAACGATGGGGAGCTACCCCAGTACGATAAGACCTAATGATTTTGGAAGTAAAACTCCAGGAAAATGGCATGGTCCATTAAGCTTGAGATGGCTGCCGGGGGCTTACGATGACTTCCGTATCCGAGTAAGACTAATCAATATTCAATCCTACTATCGGGCAGAAGGAAAAATTGAACTTTATTTATTAAACAGCAACGGCGAGCGCATCGGGAAATTTATGTTAAAGGACAACCGCACCAACAATAAGGTGGTTTATGCCCAGGTGCAATTAGGTACATCTGGGAATTCCAAGGACCTATATAATAGTCCAGGTACTATCAAAGCGGGTAAAACCGTCAAGCTGACCATTAAAGTGAAAAATGGAACCAAAACCATTACATCGGCAGGAAAAAAGAAAACAGAGCAATTGTGGAAGACCATTACCCTGGATGAGGATATGGATACCAGTTCCTTTACTAATTTTTACGGGTATTTAGAACTGCAGAAAATCGGAAATAAATATCGGGTCGAAATCTTGAAGCAAAACTATAATGGTAATCCAGGTTGGAGCAAACCAATTGTTATACCCTGGACAGACACAAATAATAAGTTTAGCCAAAATCAGCTTGCGGGGATTGCCTTGTATTGCGCAAAAGCGGACATCACTGAAGACACAGTGGATCCTGTGGTCAATTACAAAAACAACGAACTGGCAGCCTGTGACATACAGGTATGGAATATCATCAATGGCGGCAATGATTCCACAAAACCAGTTGTTATTGCCCGAAATGGCGATGAAATCAAAATTAACTGTGAAGATCATACCGTCTATAAAAATGGAGCTTATTTCATGGAAAAATTGTATATCGGTAGTGAATTTTTAACGATGAAAGGCGGCATCCAACGAACTTTTGCTTTTGAGCCCGGTCTTGATGAAGCGGACTGGTACATGGAAGTACGACCAACCACGCAATAGGAGGTGATAGCAAGTGTACACCATATTAGATCCAGAGTTAAAGGTATGTGGCGTCTTGGATTTAAACGGCAAAGGATGTAAATTTTACAACGATTTAATCACGACTAGAATCGCAGATGACCAAGGGAAGATTTGGAGTGACACACTTGTAATAAGTGTGCCCTATGGTTTTCGAGAATCGGATTTTATGACACGAGGCTATCATCTCTTAAAGGAAAAGAGTGATGGCTATTTTTATTGCTATCGCATTTACAATTGGGTAGACGATGCGGTGGGACCGGTGCATGTAAAAAAAGCAACTGGGATCAATCTCTTAGCATGGGATTTAACGCATAAAATTGTGCCCGCCCAAACGATGACAGCCGCCAATAGCCAACAGGCATTTGAGTACATCCTGCAAGGTAGCGGATGGGAAATCGGAGAAAATGACTTTTTTGGCGGGACCAAATCACTTGAATATAATGCAGGCAAGAATGCTTTGTACTGGTTGGATCAGCTAACGAGTAGTTTCGGTGTAGAAATTCGTGCGTATGTACAAGTTTACAATGGTCAGATCATCCGGAAGTTGATTGATATTGTGGAAGAATTAGGGGAAGCACAAGGCTATAGACTCGAATATTCCCATGGCTTATTAGGACTCACCAGAACCGGTGATGATAGCGAGCTTTACACGAAACTCTATGTGTACGGTGGGACCAACAAGGATGGTTCTCTCGCATCCATCGCAAGCGTAAACGATGGAAAACCTTATATTGTGGATGATGATGCCAATGATTTATACAATAATGGGGAGCCTTATTTAGAAGGCTATATTACCAATGGCGCCATCCTAAATCCCGGGGGCTTGCTCACTTGGGGCAAAGAACAAATGAAGAAATGGAATCACCCCAAATATCTCTACAATGTAGATGTCGCGTATCTTGGATTTATGCCCAATTTGGGTGATCATTTTCGGGTGGTCGATTTCCAAATGTCTCCAGAATTAACGATCAGTGCCCGCGCATTACAATTGGACGAGTCAGAGGCGAATCCTGCCAACAACAAAATCATTGTCGGGGAGTTTGTAGAGATTATTGCGGTAACACCCGCAGATATATGGGAGCTGCAAGCCAAAGCAGCACAAGCAGCGCAGGAAGCGGCAAAGGCAATTGCTTACAAAGTGGAAGCATTTACTCCTGATGGGTTGGACTTTGCAACCAACTCAGAAACCAAGCGTGTGATCGTGAGGGTTTTTCGAGGCAGGGATAATGTCACTTCTACCATTGCAAGGGATTCCTATGTTTGGGAAAAAATCAAAGCGGATGGCACGCATGACGCGGAGTGGGAAGCGGCTCGAATCGGAACCGGAAATATCCTGACAGTTGGAGTGGAAGTTGCAGGTTCCATCATCCGATGCAGTGTGGATAATAGCTTGAGTGAGCCCATCCTTTTTGCAACAGAAGAAGATGCTGCCTACTTTGCCACACTCCCACTCGATAACCCAAGCGGGGATGTCAATAGACGAGTGTCTCAATATGCACAAGTGGATGTACAAAACGGTCATATCTACTGGTCCCAGGAATATTCAGGACCTAAAAAGGCGGCAAATGGAAACTGGCAGTCTTTTAATATTACCCGGACGCTGTTAGATGGGTCATATGTTGACCAAATGTGGATTATTGGTGGCGGTCACGGTTCTAATTTCGGAGTTGAGCATGTTGGCTCAGATATTTATATTTGGACTTCCATGATTAACACTACCAAATCTTCCAATGGAAACTATTGGGGTGTCGCTCGATTTAAATATGTTCCGAATAAAACGCTCAAATATGGAGATGCGAGTATCTCGTTTTATGACCCCTGCAAAGGAAGTTATTACAGAGTCAATTATGACGAGAAAAATGGTTACATCCATTTGTCCAATGGAGCGGCTAACTTTTATGTATGTAAAACAGCAGATGTTAAAAATAATCTTTTTAAGCCCACTTACACCATGTCTGCTAGTGAAGCAGGATTTGATGGAGCAAGCCAAACTTTCCAATCCAGCTGTTTAGATTTCCCTTACATCTATTTCTGTAGTGGAGATGTAGTGGGAGAGGATCAACGGGTGACGTACTGTGTGGATATCCGGTCGAGAAGTCTTGTTTATAAAATCGTTTACACTTTTGATAAGGGCACAATCAACCAAATTGGAATTTACAATGAGCCGGAATGTATTAGTTATTATTACGATACTAACGGCACCAAGTGGCTTATCCAAGGCTTTTCTTGGGGCAATGAAAATACAGAAGACAGCCAGCGGACCAACCAGCTTTACCGAATAGCTGAACGGTCGAACGGATAGGAGGTGATGGAAATTGGCGATAGTTGGGACAAGTGCGGATATTGTTTTTACCAGAAACGCGTTGGATATTTCCCTTAAAAATACCATTTTCAGACAGGAAACCGAACCAATAGGAGCCACTGAAAGGGACTTCTGGGTTTACACTGGCATTGAAGGTGCTTATCCGCCTCTTCAACAGTATGTAAATGGGACTTGGATAGAAGTGAAGGGGGGAAAGGGCGATAAAGGTGAACAGGGTCAGTCTGGTGCAGACGGTTCTCCGACCTACCTGCACATTGCGTATGCAGATGATATCGCCGGAACAGGGTTTTCGCAGAATCCAGCAGGTAAATCCTTTATGGGAACCTATGTGGACTTTACAGAAACCGATAGTACGGATGTGACAAAGTATACTTGGATTAGGGTTCAAGGCGACCCGGGAGTGCCCGGGGTACCGGGACCACCTGGTGAAAATGGCCAATCCCTTTTTACTTGGGTGAAATACGGTGACGATATAAACGGATCGGGAATATCGGATTTGCCGGATGGTAAAAAGTATATCGGATTTGCCTACAATAAAGTAACGGCAGTTGAGGGAACGAATGCCTCAGAGTATTCGTGGAGCGCTATCGAGGGCACTCAAGGGGTACCGGGTACCACTTTTTATACGTGGCTTAAATATGCGGACAGCCCGACAAGCGGCATGAGTGATTCACCGACCGGAAAAACCTATATGGGCCTGGCTTATAACAAAGCATCATCCGTGGAGTCTACGAATTATGCTGATTATTTGTGGTCGCTTATTAAAGGGGATAAAGGCGATACAGGAGCACAAGGACCTGCAGGGCTACAAGGGATTCAGGGGTCAAAAGGAGACCAAGGGATTCAGGGGCCAGCAGGCGCCAACGGTGTTTCATCTTACACACACATAGCCTATGCTACAAATGCAACGGGCACGACTGGATTCTCGGTAGGTGACCCCACTAATAAAACGTACATCGGTATGTACGTCGATACCATAGCTACGGATTCAACGGATCCCGCAAAATACAAGTGGACGTTGATTAAAGGGGCTGATGGGGCCCAAGGTGTCCAAGGTCCTACGGGTGCTGACGGTCAGACCCCGTATTTGCATATTGCGTATGCAACAAACTCAACAGGAACTACAGGGTTTTCTACCACGGTTTCAACAGGAAAGACATTCATTGGTACTTACACGGACTTTACTAGTGCAGACTCTACTGACCCCACTAAGTATATGTGGGCTCTAATTCAAGGTCCACAAGGTAATACAGGACCTACAGGGGCTACTGGACCACAAGGAATCCCTGGACCAACTGGACCACAAGGACAGGCTACGTATACTTGGTTAAAATACGGTACTAGTAGTGCTGGTGCGGGTATGTCAGATTCACCTACAGGATGTACGTATATCGGTTTAGCGTATAACAAGACGACGGCTACTGAATCCGCTGTGGCTACTGACTATACATGGAGTTTGATACAGGGTCCACAAGGCAGTCAGGGCATTCAAGGTCCTACTGGCCCAAATGGCGTTACTCTCTATACGTGGCTGAAGTACGCTGATACGCCTACCACAGGCATGTCAGATTCGCCGACTGGTAAGAAGTACATGGGTATAGCCTACAATAAATCTAGCGCCACTGAATCTAGTGTATATACGGACTATGCATGGAGTTTAATAGAAGGCCCTACAGGTCCTACGGGTGCAACAGGGGCTACGGGTAGTCAAGGTCCGGCTGGTGCTACGGGTCCACAAGGTCAAACCGGTAGTGCAGGTCCGACTGGCCCGCGCGGTCCTGAAGCGGATGAATCTCGGTTATTCGGTAAAAACTCCTACTTCTACGATTGGTCAGGTGTTCTACCTGATGGCTATTCAGGTCAAGCAGGGGTAGCGCCTACTAAAGTGGCTTCTGATAATAAAACTTCAGGGAATGCTGTACAGTGGGTGGTAGGTGCTGGGCTTAATACTTACATGCAAAAGACGGTAACTAATGTTGCATATTCACAATATTTAGCAGTAGAGGTAACTTTCAAACTTACTAGCGGAACTATCGGCGGGGCGGGAGTCCTTGTCAGAATGGAAGCTACGGCTGACAGTGACACTTATATTAAGTTTGTGGATTATGTAGCTACACCTACGTTGAATCAGTGGTATACGATATCTGAAGTTATTAAACTACCTTCTGCTACAGTTCCAGCCGGTTACACTGGGTTCACAATTTTCCCTATGGGTGGATGGACTAGCTTTGGTACTATTGATGCTAAAACTATTCAATTCGACGCTGTGAAAGTACGACCAGCTTCAGATGGTGAAAAATACGGCTTTGAAAATGGATTACTAGTTAATGGATGGGTAGTAACCGGAACTACTGAAATTAATGGCGGAAAGATTAAGGCAGATAGCGTAACTACTCGCGAAATATATGTAGCCGATTTATCGTCATTATCAGCAAACGTCGGCACGTTAACGAGTGGTGTTATTAAAAATGCCAGTGGTTCAAATATTATTAACCTTACGGCTGGAACTATATCTTTAGGCAGTGGAAAAATTGCGGTAGATGCTACTGGTAAAGCAACATTTGCAGGTGATTTAAGTGGTGCAAAAGGAACCTTTAGCGGAGAGATTGCTTCATCCAGCCTTTATATTGACCCAGTAACCATCGACTTAGACGACAGTTCTCAGTTAACTATGGGTGCTCAAGCAACCGCAGAGGGAGGGTCTGTAGCCGGTGCTGGTTATGGTGTGCTTGATTTTTATAGCTGGAAAAACGGCGACGGTAGTATTGTAAACCCTTCTACCTTAACCATCGGCGGAAAAAACACAAAAGCGAATTCCCGGTCATTTGTAAACTTAGAGACGGTTGTCCTACTAGCAAAGGCGCTTCAAGTGGGGTCTGGCGGATCTACCTTTTTAGCAAACGCTTCTAGCCTTAAATATTTAGGAAACTATATCATGTATGGTCGTTCTGGAACAGCAACTGTCACCATGTCAGCGGCGGATAGACTTAGCGCCACCGTATCTTGGGGAGTGACCCTACCAAGTGTACCAAAAGTTTCAGTGACCATTAAATGGGTAACGGGGTCTGCATCAATGAATAAAATTACTACTGCCTACGTGGAAAACGTCACAACCACTGGATGTACCATTCGTGTCACGGGTTCGGGGTTTGTGAGTGGCGAATCGATTAGTGTGGATTGGATGGCTGTCTGTAATTCATAAGGTGGTGAGAGCATGGCTCTAATTAAGGAAAAGCAGTTTAACAACGGGATCGCGTTGCCAGAAGCTTATTACAAAGTAAGCAGGTTAGATTTAAACTTAGTCGAACAAACGGCTTATGTCACCATTAATATGTATAAAGATAAGAACACTAGACTTCTAAACTTACAACCGATTGATAGTGTAGTTATTCCGATTTACAAAGAGAGTTTTATATCTTTGTTCAGCATAGATGAGACAAATAAAATCGGAGTTAATTCGATTAAGCAGTGCTACAAATTTCTAAAAACCTTAGATGATTTCAACGATGCTTTAGATGATTTAATGAGTTGATTTTAAATAGCCTTGAGAACTAGTATGGGTTATGATCTTGGGGAGTCATTAACCAGAAGAGCCGCTCTATGAGTAGGTTCTTTTATTTTGGAGGGAGTTTCGATGTAACGAAGGAGTAACAGCCGCACCTGTGAATCGTAATCCAAGAATAAATGTATAAATAAATTGGGTTTAAGGTAAAGCTTTTAAGAAGTGAGGTGTTGTTAATGATTTCAAAAATCATTAAACTTTTTAAAAGAGAAATACCGGAAGCCCCAAAAATATTCATCTACGAAGAACGAACGGTTCATCATGAAGAGGAAGAGTATGAACCGGAAGACAGACATTATTTTTATTAGAGTCCTTCTCAGGGCTCTTTTTATTGGGTACACAGAGTGGCTATTTAATAGCTGCTCTTTTTTATATAAAAATTTATGGTCGAGGAGTGGTTGAAATGGCAGTAACAGCTAAATGGTATGGGCAGGCAATGTTAAAGGCATTTAACAAGGAAATCGATTTTGATACCGACATCATCAAAGTCATGCTTTGCACAAGCGCGTATGTACCCAATCAAGATACGCATGTCTACAAAGATGTTTCCGTCACAAGCGAAGTCACTGGAACCGGTTATACCGCAGGTGGGGCAACCCTAGCATCTAAAACCATCGCTTATGATGCACCGACTAATGTCATTGCTCTCGATGCGGCTGACGTCACATGGGCAGCATCTACAATTACGGCACGATATGCGGTCATTTATGACGATTCTCCTGCCAGTAATAAACCACTATTGGCTTATGTGGACTTTGGCGCTGACCAAAGTAGCAATAACGGTAACTTTACGATTACGTGGGATGCGGCCGGAATTTCGAAAATAACTGTTAGCTAGGTGATGAGATATGTATTACTACCTTGTTAATAAAATAGGTGATGGTACAAAATCAAATCCAATCCGTCCTTACTTTGATGGGGCGTTCGTGTGGAATCCCGATGCAATATGTCCACATTGTAGCACGTACATTATTGGGTTGCCCAAACCAACGGACGTATTAGTTCCTGTAACGGATTTAGAAACGGCTTGTTTTGCGAGGGGTTTACCAATTGCGGATGTAGTGACTTGGTTTGTAGGTGATGGCTTATGACGATTTTAGTAAAAGATACGTTCACAGGAACGAATGGTGCCGCCATACAAGGACGAACGACAGAAGTAGGGGGCAAACTCTGGGATAGATATCATTCCGGCAATAACTGGACGATACAAAACAATCAATTAGCAGCAACAGCACCAATTTGGGATAGTCCCATTTTCATTAATGCTGGAATAGCCGACCAAGTATTTATACAAGCAACATGTACGGTATATCATTCACAACAACAAATTTATTGGAGAATAAAAGACGGATTCAATTATTTTGTGTGGCAAGGGGGAGTAATCTCCCGTAACAATGACGGAGCATGGACAGATTTAGCATTTTTCACTGAACCAAAAAGTGGCGACATTTTAAAAGTTACATTAGCGGGGAATGTCCATACTGCGTTTGTAAATGGTGTGCAAGTGGCTCAATTTACGGATGCCAATTTCAACACCGCTACAAGATATGGATTTTCGGGGAACAGTACAACCACGCGTTTTGATGACTTTACTATTGAGGATATTAATGCAGGCGGCACACCAATCACTGTCAACTCGGTGGTAGCAACTTCTACTGCCGATGCAATTACTCCTATCGTAACTGCTCAACAACAAGTATCGGTATCATCCGTAATTGCTAGCCTAACTGCAGACGCAACTGCACCAACAATATCGACGGTATCAAGCATTAGCACAACAATTGATGTTATCGCCGCGCCAATAACGGCAGATGCCCTTTATCCTGTACTAAGTACGGATAATACGATTGCAAGCGTTGTGGCAGATATGATGTCAGAAGCTATCAATCCGACTTTAAGCTTGAGCAGTAACCTTACTATCGTAGCGGTAGTAACAGATGCAAGTGCGGACGCATTAAGCCCACAGGTAGGCTCATTTACCAATATATCCGTCAATGCGGTCATTATAAGTGCTACTGCTGACGTAATTAGTCCAAATGTAGGAGCCGATAGAAATATCAGCTTAGCGGTACCTTTTGCTGATACAACGGCAGATGTTCTAGCACCATTCGTGGGCAGTTCCCAATCCGTTCAAATTACGGCTGTGATAGCAACTTTAACTGCAGATGCCATAGCACCGATTATTTCTACTCAACAAGGTAACACGATTGGTGCTGTGATAGCCGAGGTGTTTGCTGATGCGTTAAGACCTACTATTCAAACGGATGCTATCATATCCGCATTTATTGCCGATTTACAGGCGTCGGTGATGGCTCCTGCATTAAACGCAAAAGTGATTATTGGCACCATCCATCTACAAGGCAGTCAGACACTTAATGTCTATTTACTCGGCAATCAGCAGTTAAACGTAAAATTACAAGGCAAGCAAGCCTTAAACGTCAATTTAAAGGGCGTGATTCAATGACCATGACAAATCAAAATTTCTCCATGTATGCAGGGGATAGTAAAAGTATCATCATACCTGTAACTAAAGACGATGGTTCGCCTCTTAATTTAACAGGGGCTGCCGTCAAATGGGGAGTACGCAAAAGAGAGTCCTCCACAACCAATGATATATTAAAGGAGTCGCCGGCGATTACGGTTTCTGGAAGCGAAATTACGATTTCACTAGCTCCTGTTGACACAGAAACGCTCACAGGATCCTATTATCATGAGTGTGAATTAACGGATCAGCAAGGAAACGTCTCTACTCTCTTTGTGGGATTGGTGACAATTACTAAAAGTGGTGTGTAGAGGGCTCCTATCGGGGCTCTTTTATTTTGTAGAAATGGCGGTGGTCGCTTGGAAATTCAGTGGGCTGTAATCATAGGAGCACTTGGTTTAATCGTCGCTTATCAAGGATTCCAACTAAACAAGCAAAAAGAAACCAAATCAGAATCAAGACAGGACGCTAAAATTCAAGCGCAGCTCGATTACATCGGCAAGGGTGTGGACGATATACGCATTGATTTAAAAGCCAATGAGCGACAAATTGGAGCATTAAGCGAGCGAGTAACAAGGGTAGAAGAATCGAATAAGTCGCTTCATAAACGTGTCGATAAACTGGAAGGCAAAGGGGAGTAGAGGAAATTGAAAAAGAAGCTTAGTTCTCGGAAATTCTTAGTCACAGTCGCTGGTGTAATTACAGTGATAGCAAATAACTATTTTGATTTAAAGCTGGATAACGATTCGGTGTTTGCTATAGTATCACTGGTTGCTGCCTATGTCCTTGGTCAAAGTCATGTGGATGCTAAAAAGGGAGTGGATAAATAATGTTAACTTTTGAAAAAAGAAACCTAGATAATATCGCCAAGCTCGCGGATCACACGAAAGCAGCTGCACTTAAATGGCATAAGTTTTTAGAGGACAACAAAATTGATGTATTGATTTATGAAACCATTCGCTCGGTGGAAACTCAACGTGCCAATGTCCGTAAAGGTGCATCGCAAACCATGAAATCTTATCACATTGTTGGACAGGCATTAGACTTTGTTCCAATTGTGAAAGGTGAAGCGAAGTGGGATGGCTATGGAAGTGTTGAAACAAAGAAAGCTATTGCAGAAGCGAAGCGTTTAGGATTTACCTGGGGCGGTGATTGGGTATCGTTTAAGGATTTTCCACACTTACAATTCGACTATAAGGGTTATGGAAGTGACACGTTTGGAAAGTGGAAGCCGGAGACACAAAATAAGGCCTCTATTCCTAATCCAAACGTCATCTTCAAAGAAGGATCCAAAGCAAAGTATGTGGGCTATATTCAAAAGGTTGTTGGCGTCAAAGTTGACAACGATTATGGAACAAAAACAACTGCTGCTGTTAAGGTTTGGCAAAAGAAACACGGCTTAAATGCAGACGGCATTGTTGGACCTAAAACTTGGGGAAAAATGTTTTAATGTGAAAAGCCCCTTGCTCGTTATGAGTAAGGGGCTTCGTTTTATTTCTCGCGATAAATAGCAATATGTTCGCTTTCCACAACTAACTCCTGCTCTTTTGGCTCTCTTTCCATTGCCTGCTTTAACCGATACAAGGCCATTTCTTTTGCCGCTGCTCTCGTGGGTCCGTAACAGTTCCAAACACTTATCTCTCCCGTAGATGCAGATGCACTGAATGTATTGCCCTCATCCCAAAAACGATACTTAATTTTTCCCTTGCGATAATACCAAAACCAGTCCCAAAACTCATTAAGCCTCCACAGCAAAATAACCGCCTCTCTTTCACCAAAATATTCGACAATAATCTGCATATGCCTATGGGAATAAATGTATGTTTTGTGGCAAAATAAAAACCCCTCATATGATAGGGGCTCCTTTTATACTTTTTATACTCGTATGTTATATTTTAAAGCGGTTTCTATTGCCTTCACACCAGTCAAATGAGCGTGTGCCCCCAGTAAATTGTTAGTAATATAATTTAATTCTTCAGTAAAACTTTCTCCATTGTTTTCTTTTTCGATTATCATGATCATATTCCTAAGTAATAAATCACAAGAAAAATTTAAGCTGCTTACATCCTTTGTTACCTTTCTAAGATGGACTGTTTCCTGAAATTCTTCGCAAAGCTTTAACAAGTTACCTAGTTTACTTTTACTTGAACTTTTCATTTTATCACCCCGAATATACTATATGAGGCTTGTAATATAAATAGGACATTAATCAATAATTAAGTTAAGTGATATAAAAAAGCCACTCAAAGAGTAGCTAAAAAGGCAAATTATCATTCATCGATATATTCCACTCTAGTTTCTCCAGGTCGATTACCAGCTGCGTGATGTCCTGGTCTCCATCTACAATCACTTTTTCTAATTCTGCTCGATGAGAATTTCCCTTCTTGATTTGCTTCCAAAAATCTAAAGCAATTTTCTCAGATTTACGTCCTCTTAGTTGGAAGGATCCTTTTTGTAGTGTTCTGCTGTCTGATTTGTAATGGATCTCGATGGTTATATTGCCCATACTTAAAGACCTAATATCTGTTTTTTCTTTGCATTAAATTCAACGTCAGATATGATTCCCTCATCTAAAAGTTGCTTAAATTTTCTAAGCTCATCTGCGTCTGATTTTTGTTCCATAATTGTTGTAGGACTATTTGCATTATCCATATATTCTTCGATTAAGCTTTTCGCTTCAAGGAAACCTTGGTATTGAAAATTGCTGTTACACATTATTGTATTTTCGTCCTTGGCTGCATCAAAGATACTTCTACCTTTTTGTTCAGAACTTCCAGAAAAAGAAAATTGAATGTAACCAGCGGTCAACCCGGGTTTCTTTAGCTGGATACTAGAAATACTGCTAATTCTTATCTCTTTTTCACCTTTTCCACTACCTAAAAATTTACCGTACTTTAAAATGACTTTATTAGGGCTAACTATGACAGTACCTGTGCTTCCTTTGAATTCTTTATTCTGTGACATTCATGTTTCCCCTCTCTCTCATATCATCCAATAAATAATTTCAATTAGTTAATACGTAAACCCTTTATTTAAAGTTTCATATTACGATTTCATTACAAATAGATATGTACTTGCATAAAACTATATACCTGCGCATAAGCTTTTAGCGTAAGCGTAGCACGCTGAAAAGCGTCCTTAGCCCCATTACATACTTATACAACTCAAGCCTTCCAGTAACAGCTGGAGGGCTATTTTATTGCTCATTTTCAATCCATATTTCCTCAAGAGGTCTTTCCAACGCTTTGACAATTTTATAAGCTACCTCAAAAGATGGGAGTGATCTTCCATTCGCAATCTGGCTTAAGGTTGTATCTGTCACTCCGATTCTTTCCGCAAACTTTTTCTGCGTAAAATTCCTATCTTTTAGTTTCTCTTCTGCAAAAATTACCTTTAACCGACAATTAAATTTCATTTTCATCACCAATTATCTTTATTCGACTCTTATATTTTGATTCCTGCCGTCGATTGTAAATCCGCTTAAAAAAATATTTGAGGACAAAGAATATCGGACAGGTAAACGTTCATATCTATTTATCAAGCATGTGAGATTCACTTCGTATTCAATTCGCATCCGAAACAAATAAGAAGGAGGTAAGAAGTAATGCCTATCATGCACCCGGCCTTGTGCCTTAATACAGATGATCCAGATCAAAAAGAACTTTATGAGTTTATCACCCGTCTGCCGAATGGAAAGAAACGAAACACGAGTGCCTTTTTAAAAACTCTTGTGGACCGAGAGTACCAAAAGAAAAAAGAGCAATATTTAGCCGAAATAGAAAAAGAGACGCTCAAAGCGCCTCGTGTGGAAGTAATTAAAAGAGAAATTAAATATTTAGCTAAGGAGGTTAACCAAAATACCGATGACCGCACCAATAGCTCCCCCAATTAGGAAGAACATAAAAATCAGCTCCTTCGGGTTGTTTTCTTCTAGTATCGTCGAATGAATAACGAATTATTCAGGAGGGATTGAAAATGGCAAAAACTCAAACGATTGATTTTAAATCTTTCATACGAAATGAAAAACAATTTGATTTAACTACTGCAAAAGTTGTTAGCTTGGGAGCAAGTATGGCAGCAGTCATGATTCCGAGGACGGCTCTTGCAGCCGGTGCTAATGCAACTTTTAATCATTTGTGGCCAACAGTCCTTAATATCGTTGATTGGATTTGCGTGGGAGTCTTTGTATTTGCCGGTGTATCCTGGATGTTTGGCCATCGGACTAAGGCGCTTGAACTTATTATCGGTGGTGCAGCTGGTTACATCTTGGCTCGTCATGCGATCGATATTAAAGATTGGCTAAAAACCATATAA